ATTATTCACTCACATATTGGCAAGAAGTACGGGTTCCAGGGGTTGGTTATAGGTCTATAGTTACTGAAGATATAGTCTACGCTTTAAACCAAGCACCTAATAAAGTAAATCCGAGACAACATGGAATTATCGCAACCACTTTAAACAATGTAAAAATTAATGAAATTCCATATACTATAATTAACCACAATACCACCCATACAGTAACACAAGTTGTTACCACAGTCACTCAACAGGGTCTTCCTGGTTGTTCCGTAGAAACTCACAACGGTTCTCCTTGGCAAGCACCACCGTCAAACTATAATACTGTTGGTGGCTATAAAAACTGTGCATGGCTCAGAGCTACACTAAAGTCATCTGATAAACTCCAAGGATCAGATCCAACAATTACAGCGGTAATCCAAGGAATGAAAGTGTACGATACACGCACAGGAGCCAAAGCTTATTCTGAGAACCCAGCAATGTGTCTCCGTGATTACATCCTTAGTAAACGCTATGGGCTTGGTCGTTGGGTTACTTCTGATATGCTCGATGAGGACTCCTTTAAAGAATGTGCTGACCAGTGCGATGGCGAAGTCCACTTCTACACACCGACAACACTAGCAACCTACGATGCTGTACAGAATAAAATCACAGACCTCCAACGGCAACTAACGTTAAACCCAGGATGGTCATCGAAAACCGTCGATGCAGTTAATGATGAAATCACAGCTCTCCAGAAATCCCTTATCACAATCCAAAGTCAACCAGTGAGTCAAACCATAGCTATTACTCCGCGATACTCCTGTAATTTAATACTCGCTGACAAAACAAACCACATTGATAACCTTGAGACAATCATGGCTACCTTTGGTGGTTTTTTAGTTTACAATGGCAAGAAAATTAGTCTTCGCATGGAGAAGCAAGAAGTAGTATCTTATGCATTCAATGATAGTAACATATGTTCTGCCGATGGTAAACCAGATATAGTATGGGAAACAACGTCACTCGCTGAGACTCCTAATAGATATATCATTACTTTCTACGATCCAAACAATAATTGGACAGGGGTTAAATGTCAGGTAAACGATGTAGCAGACCAGAAGTTCCGTGGAAGAATCATTGAAAAAGAAGTGTCATTAGATGGCGTAACAAACCAAAGTCAGGCATTGAGACTCGGTAGAATATTCATGGCTAAAAACAGGCTTAACACGAGGATATGCACATTCAAAACTGGAACACATGCTATGCATCTACAACCTGGAGATGTCATCAGTTTTACTCATGAAGAAGTCAGTAATATGCCACTTAGAATTCTACAGATGTCTGAAGAGCAAGGTAAGTTTACCATTAAAGCTCAAGAGTATAACATCAGCATTTATGATGATCGCTTAGGTTCTCAAATAACAACCAAGAATTACTGTACGATACCTAACGCATTTACCGATACAATACCAGAAGTTACAGCGATTGCACTCGATCAAGACTATTATATTCAGAAGGATGGCACAGCAATATCAACGATTACGGGTGTATGTACTCTTCCGAACTACCCATTTACTAGGATTATCCATATATATTCATCGACTAACAACGGCACCACATGGAACTATTGCTCGTCAACGACTACTGGTGAATTTACACTGCATAGTATCCTTGTAAATCAAACGTATTACATTAAAGCAATCGTTGAGAACACCGCAGGTCGCAAATCCAATGGTTTCATAAGTAACCCATTGTTCATCACTGGTAAGGACAAGAATCCATCGGATGTCCCCGATTTTGTTGTGGCTCAATTTGGACACCAGTTTGTGCTCCAAGGCAAGATTCCATCGGATGTAGACTTTAATCATATCGAAGTTAGAGTCGACGGTACATCATGGGAAACATCAAAATATCTTGCTACGGATATCACTAGTTTTCCAACGTATATATCCAATAGTGGAATCATTGATGGAACTCATGTATTCCGTGCGAAGGCAGTGGATAATGGTGGTAATTACTCAACGAATGACATTGAGTATATATTAAATGTCACTGATATTAACACGTACAAGAACATTATACTCACCAGGGATGACGTGTTGCTCGGTGGTGGAACACTTACAGGGTTAACAGTGCTTCCCAATGGTCAGTTTGTATCATCTAATTCAATCACTTATGGCGACTTTGAAACCTATGCCGACTACCCAGAAACTTATGGGGCTGACCAAACAAGCATTGGATATCTATCGCCAGTCATTGATACATTCAAAGTTGGAAAAACTAATGTAAACTTTTGTTTTGACTTCGATTTCTATGTGGACAATCCAACATACGGCACGTTAGGCGATAGGACTTATGGCGATTATCCAAATGACACTTATGGACATATCACAGAACCAGTGGATATTACTATTGAAATACGATTGTCAGACGATGGAAACACATGGAGTGTTTGGCAAACCTATGTATCGGCACAGTACAACTTTAGATATATCCAATATAGAATCACAGCTAATTACGAAGATACAGCCACAAGAGCAACAATAAAATCCCTACTGCAATACTATGATGTCCCAGATGCCACCTATAGTCAAACATTAAGCATTCCAGCGACAGGAATTAATGTTGATTACGGTGGTATTTTCTATGAGACACCAACACAAATAACCCCTACAGTTATCAATGGATCAGGCAATGTTTATCCTGATATAACCAATTCAACTGCGAGTGGGCTTCATATTGATTGTTATGACCGTACAGGTACAAAGGTTGCTGGTACGGTTCTTTTAGTTTGCAAAGGATATTGACCATTGTGTAAGCGATGGTTTTACGAAGTAAAGGAGGAATATAATGTCACAAATATTTACTAGTGCAATACCAACTACTGAAACCAATGTCAAAGACGATAATATTAATAGTAGAGTCAACGAGAACACACTGCGGTCTAGCTTCAGTGGCACATCGTTTCCAGATAATCCAGTTCTAGGACAACCATGTTATCGCGAGGATATGAATGGTAGATTATATAAATGGAATGGGACAACATGGGTTGATGCTGATACTAACTCAGCTACACAAAAGGATGTAGCATTATCCGCAGGAAATCTAACGACACTCAAAGATAGGCTTGCAGTATCAATGAATGATGATGGTACACTCAAAGCAAGTCCAACGGCTGTAATCGATGAATTCAAAGACAATGCTTTAGCTATCACTTACGTGTCCACTAATTCATTTACGACACCTAATGATCTCACTAGTACATTCACACAGTATCGCAAGGTAAAGTGTGTACTTAGTGCATCGTATGTAGTCACTAGCGTTACTGCAAGCACCTATGACAGTGGCACTAATAAAACCACAGTTACTCTTAAAGATTCTGTGATTGATGCTACGATTACTGAGGTTAAATATGGAGTTATACAAGATGGGTTACCAGAGAATGTACTAACGTCTGGTACTAATTCAACCATTGGGACAGCCAATATAACGACGTTAAATATGTCTGGTGCAATTAACCAAGCTCTTACAACGATGGCTAGTGCATCTACAATGAGCATTGGTGCTGCTCCTGCAAATTATATTATCGTCACAGGTACAACTACAATAACAGCATTTGACTCAATTACCGCAGGTGCAGTAAGAACGCTTAGATTTAGCGATACTGTAACAGTGACCTATAATGCAACTACAATGTTATTACCAGGGGCTACAAATATTGTTGCATATGCTGGTGATGTATTAACCTTCGTTAGCGGTGGTAGTGGAATCTGGCGCTGTACTGATATTCAAAGATATAAAACGTTCAGAGGAGTAAAAGTTTATAACAATAGCGGTGGTACTCAAAGTATAGCGACTACAGCAACGACGAAAATAATATTTAATATTACTGAATTTGATACTGATTCATTTTGGAACCCATCTACAACAAGGATCGAAATCCCAGCAGGGGTATCTTATGTAAAATTAGTTGGTATAGTATCGTGGATTGACGCCTATACAACGGAAGGTACGAGGCGTGGAGGATGGCTATATAAAAATGGGTCTTTGTTAGTACCTTCTTCTTGTGCCGCTGGATCACCAAACTGCCATAATAACGTAAGTAGTGGCGCTGTTCCTGTTACCTCGGGAGACTATTTTGAACTTTACGCGGTTAATGGTGATACTATAGCAAAGAATATATCTCAAAGCCCAGTTAACACATCGTTAACAATGGAGGTAATCGCATAATGACAACATTAACTTTCACAGGAACTAAATACCAATATCTCCACGATATCCTAGTAAAAGCAGGATACCCGCCAACATCAGTGTTCGTTAATGGTACAACCTATACGGTGAACTTTGAAACTCAAGCTATCGCTGATGCAGCAATGATTATCGCAGATGCTCAATGTACAGCAATGGATAAACACGTGAGAAAAGCTGCGGTAGATGAGAAATACAACGCTATCTATATTAACCTTGATCGTTCATTTGCAGCAGCGAATAGACTTGGAAATCCAACGACTCATCTAGTGGAAAAGAGCGCTGAATTACTGGCAGCACATAAAGCAGAAAAGGTGGCGATTGACAATGAATAACTTTGATTTTGCATGTGAATACTGTGGAGCACTGATTGACCAAACGACAGGATTATGTACAAACCCTAATTGCCCAGGAAGTATCAAGTCTCAAAACACTAACACAACCGAGGGGTAACTATGGAATATTCCTTAGCTTTTTTCACCATAGGATTAGCTCTTGGATATCTATTGAAATCATATCAAGAACAAAGGAAAGCTGAGGTGGAGCAAAGAAAGAAAACTATAGGATTTAGGGGAGATGTAGATGAGCGATGATGTAACAAATGTATTACTCAAGAAAGTCGATGAGCTTCAAGAGATATCAATGAAAACAGCAGTGGAAGTTGCAGTGATATCAGCGAAACTCGAAGAACGCGAGAAGCAAGACCATGAAAAACGCATAAGTCAACTAGAGCAAGAACGTAATCAAATCGTAGGTGGCAAGGAAGTAATCTTAGGAGCCGTAGGGTTAATCTCTACGGTTCTTTCTATTTTAGCCTACTTTAGACATTGAGGTGAATAATGAAGACTAAGAATTATATCATATTTTTCATCACTGCAATATTTTTGTCACTCTATGGTGGCATCATGTACAACTATGGATACACTGCTAAACATACGCCCAACTATATCTATACTAATGATCACCGCAGTATTCTTAAGGCAATGCGTAATAACAATATTGAATTCACTACAGAACAATCCGATGGCATGTTTAGGGATTTGGGAGGTAAGCGATGATGTTTGAAAAAATCAATATCACAGAATTAGCAGTCATTATCTCGCTCGGTGTAGCGTTGGTAATGGCTATTTTTTATAACATGGAAAACCTAGCAGGTATTATCGTTGGTGGACTTGCAGGTTACATTGGTGGACGAGTGATACACAAAGGAGGTAATGAAGTTTGAGAAAAATAACATTAGATGAGCTGAGAGAACTTGCAGTAGCATCCAAAGATTACCTGTGGAATAACGCTAATTCAGTCGGTAGAGATGTAATACTTTACCTACACTGGTCAGCAGGTCGCTATGGTCAATTCTATGAGGACTATCACATCAATATTGATGCAGATGGTTCTCTTTTTATTTCCAATGATAATCTAGCAGTCACACTATCGCATACATGGCACCGCAATACTGGAGCTATAGGAATATCCTTAGCTGCTTGCTATGGTGCTACTACGGATAACCTAGGCGACTATGCACCAACAAAAGATCAAGTAGAAGCTATGGCACAAGTTATTGCTATGCTATGTGAATCTCTTGATCTTACCATCGATAGAGCACATGTAATGACTCATGCAGAAGCAGCAGAAGACGATGAATATGGCTATAGTACGACTTGTGAACGCTGGGATTTGCTTATGCTTGCTACCGGTGATGAACCTTGGTCTGGTGGAGAAACATTGAGAGGTAAAGGAGAGTGGTATAGATGCCAGAAGTGACTGTAGGATTTGCTGGAGGTGACACCAGTGTTGACAAAGTAATCGAGTGGTTCTCACATGGTGAAGACGTAGATATATCCCATGCTTTTATTATGCTCTTCGATAGCACCTATGAGTCCACTGGTAAGAAAGAGGAATCCGATCCATACCCTGGAGTATGGCTTCACAATCCACAGAAATTCATCGATGATTCCCACGCAAAATTTGTGACTATCGATGTTCCAGACATTGAAGCTGGCAAGGAACTAGCAAGGCAACTATTGGGAACTCCATATGGCTACACTGATTGTCTACGGACAGGCATTGAAGAAATTATTGGCAAATCAGTGCCAGACAACGACTATACGATGCATTGCAGTGAAACCGTGACGCGTATCTTACGCGCTATGGGAGTCAATGTATGTCCTGAGTTAGAACCTGGGGATATTTCTCCAGTTAGACTATATAAATCAATAATTGAAATGAGGAATGTATAATGAGTAACGAAGCAACAACAATGGTAACTGGCATGGTATCATCTTGGGCAGAAATGACAATTGCACAGAAAAAGGCATCAGTGGAAGCTGGATTAAATGCAGAGATTATATCCACAACTAGCACATGGGTTAAATGTAGAGATCAAATATATCTAATGATGTTAAGTTATGCTAATGAATATCTATTGAATACAATCAATAAAGCATTGACTAAATAGTGAGCTAAGGCGAACGTTGGGGCGATGGCATGGGAATTATCCTGTGTTGTCGCCCCGTTTTTGTCGTTTATACAGTAGAATAGCTGGAGATAGCTCTGTGAGCGTACCTTAGTAATTACATAGACAATCGTAAGCGATGCATAATAAAAACTCCTCATAACTCACTGTATTTATAAAAATAAAGTGTTGACAATGGTATACATATGAGTGTACAATAAAGACACAAGAGAGGAGGCGAGGGGATGGAAATTAAAGCAACACAGTGGGTAGCCAAAAGTTTTAACTTGGGTAATAGCTTCGGTGATGAAGTATTTGAAGCCATCAATAAATTCCAAAAGTCTGGCTATGAAGTAGAGATTCAATATCAACAGTCAAACAATGTTGTATCAGCGTTTATCATAGGAAGGGGTTAAGTGTATCTATTACGTCTACACATTAGTATACACGAAAGGAGGAACCACGATGAACACACAACAACTCCACAGTATAGCAAAGAAACTCGAAGGAGTTGCTTCCCATGCTAATATTCTGAGTATCAATGCTGCAATCGAAGCTGCACACCTAGGAAGTAGTGGTAGAGCATCCCATGTAATAGCCGATGAAATCCATAAGCTAGCAGAGATAGCTATGGAAGCATCAAGGGAAATCGAAAGAGAATTGGAGGGAGAACGATGAGTCTAACTAAGAAATACATTGAGAAAAAGTATGGAGCACAACTCAGTAAAACCACAGGGTTTGATGATAATCGTCAATATTGGGAATGTTGGTTAGGCGATGAGTATGTTGATGGTTGGACATTGGCAGAAATAGTGGAAAAACTAGAATGTATTAAGGAGGAACAAAGCTAATGGAAAGTATTATTTTATCAATTCTCCAATGTCTAGCGGTGACATACATCGCACAGTCAAGGAATCGCAAACGGATCTGGGCTTGGACAATCTTTGGATTATTCATACCGATCATACCGTTAATCGCTGTGTTATGTGTGGACAAACTCAAGGTGTGCCCAAACTGTGCAGAGTCGATTAAAGATGAAGCTAAGGTGTGTAAGCATTGTGGTAGGGAGGTAGAATGATGAAACCAGTGAGTGAAGCTATAACATGTCTAAAGGCGCAATTGAATCATGAGGTATTTTGTGTTTACTATGCTAAAGCAAACAATGATCAGTCTAGTGAAATACAACACAGCATATTAATGAATTCTTATAGAACAGCATTGATTGCACTAGAGAAGCAAATACCAGCAAAACCAAGAGAAAACATGAATTGGGATGACGTTTGTAACGATGAAGATTTTGTAGATGAACATTGGTTATGCCATGGGTGCGAAAATTATCTTGATGAATCTGAAGAATATTGTCGCTTATGTGGGCAAAGAATTGACTGGAGTATGAACCAATGATTGACCAAGCACTCCTCAGCAACTTCAAAGCTCAAGCCGATGCGCTATCATTGAAATACCATAAGCCAACTATCGTAACATTCAATGAACACGCGGGAATGCAGGCGTGGATCGATAGAGAAATACCGAAAGACTATGAAATACTATATGAGAGTGAGGGGAAATAATGATGTTACGTAAGTGCTGTTGTAATTGTGAATACTATGATTGTGACACTGGAGAAGACTGTGATGGTGAAGATGATGTTGAACTAAACTATTGTGATGAATACGTTGAAACGCATTTTACATCATCAAATCTTCGTATATACGATAAGGAGGACACCGAATGAACACTAATGTATTCCACCATACTCTCCACCGTTCCCTATGGCAGTGGCTTGCGGATAACCCAAGTAAATCAAAGGAAGGCTGGACGAGATGGGAGAGTAATGGTGGAGACGTAGAGGTCATATGGAGTCATTGTTTTGCATGTAAATATGCTAAAGAGTGTGGTACTTGTTATTATTGTCCTCTAGTGTGGGGTGGTAAATATGATAGATGCTTTGTTAATAATGGCTTGTTTGGCCAGTGGCAAAACTCCACAGATCCCCACGAGCGCACAGACCTCGCATTGAAAATCAAAGATTTACCTGTGAAGGACGGTGTGGTGTGTGACTAGACGTAAGAGGTGGGCGTGGTTTAGAATACGGAACACCAATAAGTATAATCTAAAGAAAAACGATGTACTTCACTTGGATCATGGAATATACACTGGTGATTATTATATTGATGACATTAAATATTCAGAGGACAACTCTGATTTTGCAATGCATTTAACGGAGGTTGAACCATGACCTATCAATACTTTATATCATATGTACAACAAGGTGGACTTTTTGGTAATTGTGATATAAGTTCGACAACAAGAGCAGAGGAAAATATTAGCGGATTCATTAAAGAAACAACGAAAGCTCTTGAGTCAAAAGGATTCAGTAATGTTGTCGTATTGTTCTACAAGAGGATATAGCTGTGTCTATAGTGTCCACTGATGTGTGGACAAGGAGAATAGGAGGAGACAATGGAAATTATAGATGAGGCAGTAAATGTCCATACGCATACACAGTATTCATTAATGGACTCAACAAACAAACCAAAGGAACTCGTAGCTAAAGTGAAAGCTATGGGGCAAGCATCAATATGTATTACGGACCACGGTGAAACTAGTGGATTAATCGAAGTGTATAACGAATGTAAAAAACAAGGAATTCACATGGTATTCGGTTGTGAGCACTACCTAGTACCCGATGTTTTAATCAAAGAAGGTGGCTATAAGCACATCATATTTTGGGCTAAGAATAACATTGGATACAATAATTTACTCAAGCTGACCACAGAAGCACATCAGAATTTCTATCGTAAACCACGTGTTGACATTGATATGATTCGTAAGTATTCAGAAGGACTTGCGATGTCAACAGCGTGTATCGGTGGATGGCTTAGAATCAAAGATGAGTATGGGAATAACACAGTTGACATAGATTTACTTGAGCAATTTATTGAAATATTCCCTAATGATCTATGGATAGAACTCCACACTTACTCTATTAATGAGCAGAAGTGGTGGAATAGGATTCTTATTGATATAGCAGAGAAATATAATCTACCACTCATAACAGCCTGTGATGCCCATTATACAAACAAAGAAGATGCCTATGCTCATAAAATGTGGATCACACAAGGGAAAGAGCGTGAAGATGGCTACTATCAACATCCAGAGTTTTTTCTTCATAGTGGTCAAGAAATACGTGAAGCATTATCATATCTACCTAGTGACATTGTTGAAGAAGCTATAGCTAATACTAAGGTTCTCGCTGATAGTTGCCAAGTAGAAATAAAGTTTGGTGAACAGCATTATCCAAAGGTTGAATCAGAGAATTCAAAGGAATCAGTAAGACAGATAATGTTGAAAAATTGGAGATCAAAGGTTCCAAGGAGTGAATGGAAAGATCATGAAGCACGAGTGAATCATGAGATGCCAATCTTAGAGAAAGCAGATTATTTCCCTTATTTTCTTATTATGCATGACTTTATGGAGCACTGTCAGTCACATGGAATTCCTGTATACCCAGATTCCCGTGGTAGTGCTGGTGGCTGTGACGTAGCTTATATTATGGATATCCATAAGACTAATCCAATAAAGTATGATTTGATGTTTGCTAGGTTTCTGCATGAGGCTAGGATCACCCCATGTGACATAGATATTGATGTCTCACAGAAAAAACGTGGAGAAGCAATAGAATACATTAAAAATAAATATGGTCACGACAGAGTGTTCCAAGCAAGAACCTATGGGTACATGAGTGCTAAGGGAGCATTAAAGAGAGCTGGGAGAAGCCTTGGGTATGACCCACAGTATATTAACGATTTATCAAAAGGTATCTCAAAGTTTGGCGATGATGAATTCAAGGGTGAAGCGAAGGATAGACATCTGCTTGACCAATTGGACGCACCTAAAGACCTTATTGAGTTAGCTAAGTCTTTCGTTGGGATACTTCAAAGTTATTCTGTACATGCCAGTGGGGTCATCGTTTTCCCAGACGATCCAAACAATTATTGTGCCATTGAAAAATCTGGTGACAATTATGTAACAGCCTATGAGTTTCATACATTGGAAAAATTAGGCATCTTAAAACTGGACATTCTTGGAATAAAAACAATAGATGTTATCTACGATACCTTAAAACTCATAGATAATCCACCAGATATCATTAACTTACCTCCAGCAGACACGAAGACATTCGATATGTTATGCAAAGGTAAAACAGCAGGAGTATTCCAGATTGAAGGCAGAGGATTTACGCAGTTGGTTCAAGCAATTCAACCGAGAACCTTTGAAGACCTTGCTCCACTTATGGCAGTTTACAGACCAGCTATTATATCAGCAGGATTACTTCAAACGTATATCGATAGGAGAACTGGGAAAGAGCAGGTAGAGTACCTACATCCAGACCTTGAACCTTTACTTGGACAAGTCTATGGTCTAATGATTTATCAAGAAAATATCATTGAGGTAGCAAAGACTATCTGTGGTTATTCCGCAGGTGAAGCTGATATGATCCGTAGAGCTTGCGGTAGAAAACTCCCAGAAGAAATGGCAAAAATTAAGCCAGACTTCATACAGCACGGGATCAGCAAAGGTTACGATATAACATTCATTGAAAGATTATGGGAATTAATTGAATTCTTTGCAGAATATGGTTTTGGGAAAGCCCACACTTACGGGTATGGGACAAGGGCGTACATTACTGCATATCTCAAAGCTAATCACACAAAAGAATTTATGGTTTCTCTTATCAATTCAGAGGATAACCAAGAAGATACAATACCATACATTGAAGAGTGTAAATCATTAGGTATTCCAATACTTCCACCAGATTTATCCGTCTGTAATACTCAATGGATAATCGAAGGTGATTCCATTCGTATTGGCTTACATTACCTCAAAGGTGTTGGAAATAATCTCTGTACTGATTACACAGAAACACTCAATGATATCATAGCGCATAACCATAAGAATACTATTGAATCACTCATCAAATCTGGAGCCTTGGATTACCTCGGCCACACCCGTGCATATATGCTGACCAACCTTAGCTCACTCCAAGATACAATGAAGCGTGTTAAGCAATGCCAGCAGAAAATACGGGATAACCAAGAGTTACTGCAATCGTCCACGCTCGACAAGGACAAGCGTAAATATGAACGACAGATAAACTCATGGACACAGAAGTTAAACGAAGCACAGGCTCACACAGAGCTTACAGAAGAGTCCTATGATGAAGTCAAGGGTGAATGTGAGGTACTTGGGTTCAGCTTCAAAGAAATTCCAAAGGTTAAACTAGGGAAACTCACAAACATATTCAAGAAGAATGATAAGAACTCACACGAGATGGCTTGGCTCACAATGGATTCAGATTATGGAGAATACCGATGTACAGTCTTTGCAAGCGGATGGAAACTCATAGCTGACAAAGTTATCGTTGGTGAATCATATAAGTTCATTGTTGGTGACACGAATATATTGGAAGAACTCAAGGTTAACGGTGAAGTCATTAAGTTAAACGAAAGGAAGTTTTGGAAACGATGAAAGTTTATGTACTAGAATATTACGATGATGAACACAGTGGCATCCATAATATTTACCTCAGTAAAGCCAAAGCGGAGCAGGACAAACTAGAGCTTGAACAAAAGGAAATCGAAAGAAGTTTCAAAGACTTGCTGAGTTATTATAATGATTTTACACCAGAGGAAAGAACCCTTGTTGAACAAGAGGAAGGCTATGGTTTCTTCTCAGTTGAGCATGTTCAATCGATAGAGAAAGACGCGAAATCATATGTAGAATATTGGTATATCATTGATGAACATGAGGCGATCGAGTAAAGAAAAAGCAGAGGATTAACCTCTGCTCAACTCATATAACTTTATTAATTTATCCGCTGTATCTCCCTTGAGTAGCCACTGATACACCTCAGTCGGTAGTTTTTCGCGTAACTCAATGAAACTATAGAATTCAGTGCGATCATCTTGGGATACATTGGCAAATTTATCAATAGTCTCTGCTGTTTTATTGGTATCTGTGAGAACCTCTAATGTTGTTCCCAATGCAGCAGCGAATCTCTTTGCTTCACTAGCTCTTATCGGATTCTTGCGAGATTCTTTTATGTGAATCCCTTGTCTACCTTTGAAGCCCAATGTTTTAGCAAGTTCATCCGTTGGTATCTCTTTAGCTATTCTATATTTCTTCTCATTGTCCCAAAATGGCATCGGTGTAATGAAGTAATCCCAAAGTTCTTCTATAGTCTTATCAAGGAGTATCGATGCTTTGCTTTGGAGTTCCTGTGACACTTCTTTGGTTGAATTATTTTCGATTTCAGAGTAGTTATTAGGGTTGATACCTAAAGCTTCAGCTATGACATCTATAGTAATATGCTTGGTCATCCTGTAGGTTTTAACGTTGTTCCAAAAGATTCTTGAATCCATTATCGTCATCTCCATTTCTTTGTGTATCTATAGTATACCATAAAGTATACGGTAGTAAACACAAAATATCAAAAATATTTAGGAGGCACTATTATGAATAAACCAGAGTTTTATACCGTTGATGAGGTTAAGGAAATCTTACGAGCAAAAAAGAGAGACACTGTGTACAATATGTGTCGTGCTGGAGAAATACCAGCGATACAGTTTAATAGGGGTGGAACGTGGTTAATACCCAAGGATAAATTCCATAGAATGATTGAGCATATGATGTAATCTACGGTGTAATCAGGGAATAAAAAAGAGTCCGTGAAAACCCACGGACTCGCTGTTTCACTATGGAGCTGATAATAGGATTTGAACCTACGACCTACTCATTACGAATGATAAGATATTGCAATGTGTTGACAATCGTCAACTAGCATTATCAATGGCTCAAAACTCTGGTTTCTCATTTGTGTTGACGACATGTCCACTAATTTACACAACAAAAATAAGGCTATGGTGTAATCGATGGTGTAATGAAATCACTCTCAAATAAATCTGCTGACTTCTGCTCTGCGAAACTAATGTAATGAGCATAGGTATCTAAGGTTATCTGCACACTAGCATGTCCAAGCCTTAATGACACTGTTTTGATATTAATATTGTTCCCAATGAGCTTCGTTGCATGTGTATGTCTAATACTATGGAATGTTATTTTTCGTTCTATTTTGGCACTACCGCATGCAACTTGGAAAGCTCTTAGAATATTCCTTGGTTGTATACAATTGCCAGTAACGGTGTGAAATACATATTTAGACTTTGGTGACTCACGTTTCTTATAGATTTCCTTTAGCTCAAGCAACAGGATCGTCATCGAGTGAGGTATCAGAATATTACGGATTGACTGTTGTGTTTTCGGAAGTCCTTCTTTTAGTCCATCCCCAGGTACATATGATATATTATTATTGATAAATATTCGATTTTCCTCTGGGAAGAACTGTGACCACCTAAGTCCAGCCATTTCACCCTCACGAATGCCTGTACAGTATGCAAGCATATAGATTACATAGGTTAGCCAGCCAGTTTTCTGTTTAGATTCTTTGTATTGATCAAATACTCCCTTGGTGTACTTTAGTATCGCCTTATGCTCATCACTAGAAATAACAGTGATATTGCCAATAGTACCTCTTTTGCTCTTAAAGCTCTTACAGGCAGTCACAGGGTTGTCTATGACGGTTCCCTTGGTTACAGCCAGTGTAAACATATTATTCATTATGGTTCTATATTTGGTAACAGTGGATTGGCTAAGATTCCCTTTAATAACCAAATTTGACAAGTAGAATTCTATTGATTCAGTGTCTATCTTGCGAATATCATCGAAGTCAAAGTGCTTCCCTATATACTTTGATATTTCCTTGTAGTCAAAGGCTGTCTTAGGTTTCATGTGTATAGCAGCTACTTTGTTATCAAGGGAATCCTCCCAGAGTTCACGTAAACTCTTGAATGTTATTTTCTTGCGAGAACTTATGGTGGGCAATTTGTTTTTCTCTTTAAGGTTCTGTAGTAACCTCAGTTCTCTCTCAGCTTCAGTTTTACCATTGCGAGTTTTAGTGATTTTTCTACGCTTACCATTTTGTGGTGATAGTTCTACAACAGCTTGCCATCGTCCATCTGGTAGTTGTCTAAGAAACCCAAGTCCTTTAGTGCCACTCATTGTATCCCTCCTATTTACAGATTACCCATGATTTACTTGTATATTATCAATATTTGTTATGGTAAAATTGACCTATGGTTTATTAAATATACTAGGAGATGGAGCAGATGAAAGAGTATATAGAAAGTATCAATATTAATATCATCAAAGATAACGGAATATTCAGATGGTGCTGGTATCATGGAGAATATTGGGTAACAGAGTCTTATGAAGATGAACTCATTGAGAAACTTTCCGCGAAGCTAGAGGTTTCAGCATAGCTCTAACATCAGATATCGTTAAATTAGCATCTTTAACTTCAGGTATCATCGCATATACAATGTCTTCATTAGTAGATATATGTTCAATAGACGCATTGTCCTCATCGAAATATCGAGGTGGCAATCCAGCGATCCGAATAAGGGTCGCTTCTTTTTGTCTGCTAAGTCTTTTGGTATTTGTTGGGCTTTCAAGTGTTGAGATGTATTTCTGTGTTACTCCAATAGCCTCTCCTAGTTGAAGCTGTGTCATTCCAAGGGATTCCCTGGCATTTCTCATTTTCTCATTATAGGTTAACAAAATTGAACCTCTCCTTTACAAAATAAAATAATACCCTCAGAAAGTTCTTGACTTACAGAACCATGAGTAGTATTATGTGTTTATAGGGTAATTATACCACAAAATTACATAAAATACAGAAGAAAAATATGACAATTTCGTTAGCATTCATTACACTCATAAAAATAAAGTGTTGACATGCGTATACAGATGAGTGTACAATATGGATACAGGAAAGGAGGACAGCACATGAACAAATATGAACGAAGGCGATTCTTTGAGTGCTTAAGGATCACAATGATGGTCACAGTAATTCTAGCATCACTAAAATTTATAATGATAGGGTAAGGAGAGAACAGAAATGGATAACGAAAGCAACATGAAATACATCTTAGAAAGCACCATGAGAAATGCATCAGAAAATCATGAAGCATACCAACAGTTTCAATTGGAATATCATATGCATCTCAGTAAACGCACAGTGAAGAACATTAGCATCTTAGATTACATCGATGAGTACTTAGGAATGATCCCAGAGCTGTACAAAATTACCTGCGAGTTGCATAAGAATAAAGCTAAGGAATTTACTAAAGGGATTCATGGGGTAGCATAATGAGATTTGTTGATGGAACTAAAGAACCAACGGTAAAAGTGAACGGTGAAATTGATGAAGATGGTAATTTTGTAATATTGGTCGACAATATCCCAATAGCGTATTTAGATCACATAAATGGTAGACTAATGTTAATACGAATTAGCTCATATAATTCAAAAGAATACTTAGAAAAACTTGGAATAGATTTTTCTACTGACTATATATCGATCAGCGTTCTGTAGTTAGTTTTAAGCACTACGTAAAAATATTCGCTTATGATTGTCTACGAAACACATTAAAAACGCTTAGAGGGAGCGTGAGATACCTTAGAAATGGTTCAGTGGTTTTTACGCCCCACAAGGTAGTCTATGGAGACATCAAAGTAGTCAGCGAGAGCTATTAAGGAAGATAGTGGGATATCAACGGTTCCTGCTTCGTATCTTCGATATTGTCTTTCGGACAAACTAAGCGCATCCGACAATTCTTTTTGAGTTAAACCTTTATTATTTCGAAGTATTTTAAAATTATTCATAATTCACCTCAAAAAGTGTTGACAGGACATAAAACGTCCTATATAATAAACATATGAGGACATAAGAAGTCCTCCAATAAAAAACAAAGGAGACTAAAACAAACATGGAGACTAACTTAGTAAAAATTGAAAATGGACAACCAGTAACATCCAGTAGAAAAGTAGCACAGGATTTCGAAAGACTTCATAAGAATGTATTGGTAAACGTAGAAGAAATTATTGGGGTGGCTGAGAAGTCAGCTGACCTATTCTTCAAAACAACCTACACTCATCCGCAAAACAAACAACAATATCCTGAGTACCTAATGAACCGCGACGGATTCACACTGTTAGCAATGAGCTTTAAGGGAGCTAAAGCTATCAAATGGAAAATGAAGTACATCGCAGCTTTCAATGAGATGGAACAACAGCTTGCAACCTTGGATCAACCATCGTATCAAATCGAGGATAAAATCAAGAGAGCTGAGAAGTGGATCGTGGAAGCTAGAGAACTCATGGATACACAATTGCAACTCCATGAAACTAAACAACAGCTTACTGAAGCCAAACCTAAAGCCGACTTTGTAGATAAATATGTTGACAAAGGAATTACCTATAGTATTCGTCAAACAGCGAAGATTCTCAATATCCCTGAAAGACAATTCGTTGATATTCTAATGACATCTAAAATTGTCTTTCGCCAATCTGGTTGCATTATGCCATATGCTAATAAACAAAGCGAAGGATATTTTGAAGTAAAAGTTGGTTATAACTACGGATGGCAGTATGACCAAACACGGTTTACTACAAAAGGTATCTACTGGATTGCTAAAAGACTTAAAGACATCGCTGATCCTAATTGGGAATCAAAGTTACGCATAGCATGAATTTGTTCTGGCACATCTTGGGATTCTGTATATTCGTTTACGGAATCATAGTTTGCTACGGTAACTATCTAATGTACAAACTTTGGAGTTCATATTGTACATTGTCTGTATTCTGTGGTGTTATGAGTTCGATCATCGGACTAGCAATGATGCTCGGAATAAAATGACGCTCTACAATCGTTTCTCAGCGGTTTAATCTATGTGTCACTTACGATTGCACTCGTAATACACTAAAAACGCTTAGAACTAACGTGGGACACCTTAAAAACGATTCAGTCCATTTAAGGAGGTGAACATCGGTGCTACAACACCAACGAGGTCATCCACTGATATTATTATATCATAAAACCATTAGAAATATTCATGTAAATTAAAAAATATTTTCAAAGAAAATAGACGGAGGGTTAACCATGATAGCAATACGTTGGACTTACACAGAAGGGTTTGGGATAAAACCAGAGCAAAAATATGACACAGTAATGGTAGAAACACAAGATGAACTAGAGGACGCACTACAAATTATCAATGATGATTACAATAGAACAATCAGTGAAGAGGACTATGAAGTTAAAGTAGATTCTATTGAGTATTTCCAATGTACAGCAGTGGACAACCCTAAAGAATTCTTAAAATAATTAACGAAAAGGAATGTGATGTATAAATGGCAACTAACAAAACAATTAAGAGAGTCCCAGAAAAAACACCTGAAGGATTGGCAATGTGGGCTAAAGTTAATACGGTAGTAGATGAGTTTAAAGGCGGTAGAAAATACAATATCAAGCTTGAGTTACCAGAAAAAGACGAAAAAGAATTCATTGCAAAAATCGAAAAAACATACAAAGACTTTCAGGCACTACCAGAAAACAAAGGTAAACTATGGAGACCAGACGACAGAAAACGCTTAAGTTTCAAGCCAGATAAAAAATCAGGTAAAATTCAGTTTACATTCAGTACCAATGCTTTCTACAAAGACAAAGATAACAAGGAACAAAAGAAAGTTATCTCTGTTAGAAATCGCTATGGGCAACACATTGAAGACCAAGCTATCGGTAATGGTTCATTAGTTAAAATTGGATATCTTATGAAACCATACTGGGAAAATGAAGATCAAAACGGTATCAAGCTGTACCTCAATGAGATCATCGTTAAAAAATTAGTTGAATTTGGTAATTCTTCATTATTTGATGATGAATTTGAAGAATTTGATGGAGAAACACCAACCACAGGCAATGATGACTTCCCAGATGATGACGATGATTTTCCAGACAAAATCAATATCTAAGGGCTAACCACAGCCCTTCCCTTTGAGGGAGCATTAAAATACGAAGGAGACAATAATTATGAACAAAGAAGAAATCAAAGCACAAATCATCGACATCTTAAATGATGCTAAAATCACTACTGCAGAATGCAAAGAAATTCTTAAAGATTTAAACAAGACAATCGATGGTGCGCTAGGCAAAATCCCATTTAATATCAAAGGAGAGTAATTATGACGCCACAAGAATTCAAAGAACAACTAGATGAGTTTATGGATAAAATTAAAGAGCTTAGAGGAGTGCTTAGCTTAATTGATAAAGGCTTAAATTTACTTGATGATAAACTGAATGATAACTATTCGCTTTCTGATAATTTTGCGATGATGCATTGTCATACTCGCCGAGATATGCTTAGAGAGCGCAATAGTATCCGTAGTAGTCTCAAGGAATACGAAAAAATTATCCAACGGTTAAAATCGACTCTCTGAGTTAACCTGTGGTGATACTTTATAACATCACTAGATAACTTGTAAGTATAACACAATAAAAACGCTTAGAACGAGCGTGAGACATCTTAGAATTGAAACGGAGGAATATCGATGGAATTATTCAAGGTAAAAATAAAAGGTGTACGCGAATTACGCAAAAGTAAAGACTATACGGAAGAATTAGATGAGTATGCTGGTGAAACATCGGAAGTCATTAGAAAGTACACAGGTAACACTAGAAGAGAATTCTATAAATTAACAGTAGATGATGGTTACTGGGCTTGGGGTATGGATATGGTGGATTTAATAGAACCATCGCACTCCATCACAATCACCTCAGATAGACACAGAAAAACAACCGCGACCTACAATGGTAAATCCGCAGTAGCTAAATGTAATCCAAGCGACACATTCGATATCTTCAAGGGTACAAAGTTAGCATTGGAACGCTTAGAAGCAGCGGAGAACTTTAAGCCACATTTGGAATGCCAAGGAAAATCTTATGGTGTCTTAGGAACACCTACAAAAATCAAGGATGAACTAGGAATACCATTAAAAATTGGTGATATTACTACAGTGTACGATAAATATCATCAATCAAACTGTGGTGATGGTGTAATTATCAATGATGGTAGTGGTGATTATGTCAGTGGAATACGCTACGCATGTAACAAAGACGGAACAATTTATTCTGAGTGGTTAATCATTAAAAAGCAATCACATAACGAAGTAACCGAAGATGAGGTTGATGAGTATCGCTACATCAGAACCCCTCGCTTATCGTAAGTTAACGCCACCCAAGCAACTCCACGCACTCACCATAGCATTCTTTGATAAAGCAACGGATGAACCTATGGTAGTCAATAAGAAACTATCGTCTGGCTTCTGGAAGGTCAAAGCTTTCTTTAAGAAACAAACATTAGAACAACAACATTTACTCTATGATTATCTGTGGAGTATCGAAGAGAAAACACCACATACAATGACGGAGTTGTTTCAGAAAGCTGATGAATATAACCAAGGATTGAAATTTAAGGATACAACAGTTGTTACAGAGAAATATGAAGATTTTATGGAGGTGCTCCAGAAATGGAACTAGAAGAACTCGAAAGAAAATATAGAGAACTCGGTGAAGAAATCGAGAGAATCAAAAGTAAGCCAGAGGAGCTATGGATAGTAGATTGGTCAGGCTTAGATGGAAACATCGCTTATCATGCTCATCACATTGTTCGTACTAATGATTGCGACAGTAAGGCTTGTGTCCGTCAATCCAATGCTTTCTCCACGGAACTCGAAGCAGCACGCATGGCTGAACGGTTCAACCTTGAGTTAGAAATCAGTAAATTCATCAAGGATAATCATGGGGAGGTCGATTGGAAGAACAACAAAGGATTCTATATTGACTATTATAAAAACAATGATTCCTTAGGAGCCTATTGGAGCGCAGATTATCACAATGGTGCATTTGAGTTTTCCACTAAGACTCTCGCACAACGCGCCATCGATATCTACGGTTCACGCCTAAAATTTGCATGGGGTATCACTGATGAGAGATGACATTAGACAACTCCTGGAAATATCCACAACAGCACCATGGATGCCTACAGATAAACTACTGGACATTGCAGAACGCAATGGATTTCGAGTGATGAGCGATGGAAGTATAATGGATATCTATGATAGATTCGAGGAGTGTTGAATGAATAAGACAATAATTAAAACACTAGAATATTTAGGATTTACTGTTGATCGAAATGAAAAATTTCAAGTATCTGCTAAAAGAGAAGAAGGTGCAATATCGTTTTCTGTGTGGATAAAAATAAGCTACAAAGGATATTTTTTAGAATTAGATGAATTTATTGGCAATAACTTTGGTAAGATTAGTCGATATAACTCAACAAAACAAAAAGATATCGCTGAATATTTAAAACACAATGTAAGATGACACAATCTACCGCAGGTCGCATTAAGCAACTCCGCAGAGGATTAATGGTCAACAGATGTTTATACTATGTGTTCGATGCAACCTGTCTCATCACTGATGAAGACTATGATCGCTATAATAGAGAACTCAATGATCTCGAACGTGATTACCCAGAGATTGCATCCAAGGTTGAATTCGCGGATATTTCGCCAAATAGGGTTGTTGGATCATCGGATGTCAGTGATTATCCACTAGACATCGTGAGAACCGCAGAGTATTTAATGAATAGAGCAAAGGAGAAACGATGAAAATTATTATAGGTTTCCTATCATTACCACTATTACTATTAGATATCTATTATTATATTAAGGAAAGCGAAGTGACACTATAGAATTCACATTTACACTACTTTTGTGCCTCCTTAGTCCACACATCAGTGGACATTGGACACTACAGGACAACTCAGAAATTATGCAGGTCAAGCAAGAATATCGCGAGGTGTACGCTGAAACCACAGGATATACATTGGGTGACGGTAATACACCAAGTACAATCATGGCAAACGGGGAGAAACCCCATAGCGGAGCAGTGGCTTACAATAGAGTACCACTGGGAACACGGTTGGAAATACAAGGAAAAATCTATGTAGTCAGTGATAGAGCAATGAATGATGACATTGTTGATATTTATATGGATAGCATTGAAGAATGCATGATGTACGGTAGGAGAATACAGAAGATAAAAATATTGGAGGATTGACAATGGAAATACTCAGAAACATCAAAGTACCAACAGGCAATATTTTAATTGTCAGTGGTGACAGGGGTAAACTCGAATGTGTTTCGTTGGGTGACTATGGAAAAGAGAATAATCTCAAAGCTGATTTTTTAGGATTAACTAAGGAAATCACCAAAGTTAAATCACAAAAAATAATGCCACTCACAGATAAATGGGTGATAACCGTTAGCACTCAATATGGTTGCTCAATGGGGTGTAAATTTTGTGATGTTCCAAAAGTTGGCGCAGGTATTAACGCAACATGCGATGATTTAAAACAACAGATTATCACAGGGTTATCAACGCATTCCAATATCAAATCAACGAAACGCTTAAACGTTCATTATGCTCGTATGGGAGAACCAACGTGGAACTATAGTGTCATTGATTTTACATTATGGATGAAAGAAGAGCTTAAGCCATACATTGGTGACTCATTAATTCATCCAGTAATATCAACAATGTTACCAAAGAACAATGCACTTCTTGAGCAGTATCTAAGAGATTGGATGGTAATAAAAAATGATACATTCAATGGTGATGCAGGACTACAGTTTTCAATCAATAGCACATCTGACGATGAGCGTGATGAAATGTTTAATGGTAACTCATGCAGTCTTGATGAGATTTCACGCATCGGTAAAGCATTGAGATTCCCTAAAGGTCGTAAGATTACATTGAATTTTGCTATTGCTGGCTATGAAATCGACGCTGAAAAACTTCGCAAACTCTTTGACCCTAAGAAATTCGTAGTAAAATTAACGCCTATGCATAAAACATCTTCAGCATTGCAGAACGACATCAAGACTGATGGTGACTACACAACATTTTACCCATACAGACACATTGAAGAACAATTGAAAACCGTTGGGTTTGATGTACTGGTATTCATTGCTTCTGACGATGAAGACCTGGGAAGAATCACATGTGGTAATGCAATATTGTCTGGTAGTGAACCATTGTGTGAATACGAGGAGGATTGACAGTGGAAGAAACATGGCAAGACCCTAAGTTCTGGACATTTATATTACAACTCATTAGCATCCCATTAGGAACACTAGTCGCTTGTTGTATTTTGAAGTATTTAATAGGTGATGCCCAATGATCGACAATAGTAAATTCGTGATGTCAAAGTTTATCACCAAAGAAGAACTATTGGAAGCCAAATGTGAAGCGTACAAAGCAGAGCTAAAGAAAACGGAGGAACTATTGAGAGAAACACAACCGTATGTAGTATCAGACATCTCTAATGAAAACATAATTCTCTCAATGATAGCTAAGGGATTGTATGACAAAATCAATAATTATTTTAAGGAGGACTAATGAATAACCGTAGTCGCTCAAAGAAGCGAGCAGGAATGTGGTTCACTAGATTAATCAAAAGAGATTACAATAGCATGATTCATGATATGGCTATGTATCAAATGAATGTATTATGGAATGGAGGAACAATAAATGAAAATGCTTAAAGTATCGGCTGAGATCAGATACACCGTAGCCAACAAATTAAATCACCCTGACACGCCAATATTCACAAGAGAATTTATAAAAGAAATGATAGGGTACGGTATAGAAGATGTTGAAACGGTTGATGTCTGGAATGTGACAGTAGAAGAAGTGGAGGACTAAGCAATGATTAAAGTATCCATCGAACCACCAAAGGAACGCATTGTAACAATACAGATGACCGAGGGTGAAGCGAGAACACTTAGCACTTTATCGGCAAACATTAGCTATACTGTGATTCAAGACTTTGGTGGATGTCATAAAATTGCCGTTGATGGTTCAAAGTTATTCAAAAATATCAGAAAAGTGCTTAGGGAGGGAAACCTATGAAAACCATCGATTTAACCTTATACAACAACACAGAATTACTAACACTCAGTCGCAAGGTTGACATTGAAGTAGCTAAGAGACTCACAGATATGACCAAGGAGCGCGATGCGTTGGCGAGTAAGGTATCGAAGAATGATTAGAGCTGCTAGTGGCATAATGTGGTTAATGTCAATTATAGTAGGCAGTCTTGCAGCGTCAAGAGGTGACATTGCTTTTACTATTGTTTTTACAGGAATGTCAATAATGTATTGTATGATTTTTCTATGGTTACGCAATGACTAAGCTCAATACCACAGAATCCATCGGTATCGGCTCGGTTATCTTAGGTATCGCCTATGTCATCGGTGCAATCGCTAGATACCTGTGGAGCAACCCAGAAGTAATATTGAATATCATAGTGTGGACACTAGCAGCTTATGTAATCGGTAGAGTACTTGGGGATTGGGTGGGAAATACAAAGGAAGAAAAGCGGTGATACAGAATTGAGTGTCGTAGATATACTCCGATCAAAAAACATGGTTGAATACATTCCAGAACTAGAGCGACAATCCGATGGTTCATGGCGTTGCACGTGCCCCATGCATACCAATGCTACTAATCCAACGTCATTCGCTGTATTCGGTGGTAATCGAGGATACTGCTTTAGTTGTGGCTGGAGTGGTGACTTAATTCAATACAAAATGGACAAAGATGGGCTTGAGTTTAACCCAGCGGTGCGAGCGTTATGCGATGATTTTGGCATCGATATCGACAAGGATGAAACCTATGTTAAACAACAGTCAATCGCAGATAGAAATGAGCAATACGTCAGGTCATGGGAGAAGAAAGTCGATGTCTGTTATGATTATCTAACGAAGAAGCGTGGGTTGACCGATGAAACCATAAAACACTATCGGATCGGCTGGAGCGAGAAAGGTTCATGTATTACAATTCCAATGACTAATCAATATAATCAAACCGTTGGATTTCTATATCGTTTCTTTGATAAGCAACCAAAGTATAAGAACAGTAAAGCTAATGAGTTATTTCATAAAGGTTCATTTTTGTTCAATATCAATAATGTACCGAAATTACTAAGAAAAACGAAGAGACTTTGGGTATGCGAAGGCGGATTCGATAGTATGTCAGCATATCAGCAAGGAGAAGCCAGCGTTTCCTATTGTGGAATAACGTTCTCTAAGGATCATGTCATGTTAATCAAAGACCTCACAAAGAGAATTGATGGATGTCAGATAATACTCGTACCCGATGCGGACGGTAAAGCATGCAAGTTTGTATCGAGAGGTCGAGAGTTATTCGAGCAGAATTTCCCAGACGCCAATGTTAAAGTTGCAGTAATCGGTGGTGATGAACATTAAAGACCTCAACGATTTGCTCGTAGCAGGGCTAGAAATATCCTCGCTACCCTTAGTCCCCATCGACATCTATGTGGCACAACAGTTACTAAAGCAGTACCCAGAGGACACACAGGCTCAACAGAAGGCAATTGAGAAATTCTCGAAGACAATCCGCAATCCACTTGTGAAGAGTGATTTGGCTAATCTATTGGTGAAAACATGGGGTAAAGAATTAGGAGATATCAAAGAGTTTCTGTCAATGGCTAATGTCGAAACATCAGACGAAATACTTGATGAATTCAAAGATCCCCTCACGTGCATCAGAGAGATGGAAGAAAGTATATTGAACTTCGAAGGATTAACCATCGGATATCCATCGTTTGATAAGGCAACAAGAGGACTTAGTTTAAGCGATGTGTTCTTTATTGCTGCAAGACCAAGCGTTGGTAAAACATTTGTTGCAATGGAAATAGCTCTTCATATGGCGATAAGGCTAAAGTTAAATATAGTGTTTTTCTCTTTAGAAATGTCTGCTGCTAAACTATATAAACGCCTCGTTGCTAATGTTTATAAGATTACCGTTGAAGAATTAGAACAACAAGTAAAAGAAAAACGTATTGATTATCAAAAAATACTTTCGCAAATCCAAGAATTTATATATGTGAACGATAATCCATCATTAACAATCGACGATATGGAAAAAAGAATAGTCGCTTTAAATTCTAAAGGTAAATTCAAGCATAACAATGGTAAAGCACAGGTTATTTTAATAGATTATGTACAAATGATGCCAAAGATGAGTGACTTTAATTACTTTGAAGAGAAAGTTATGTCATTCAAGCCAGTGGCAAGACGTTTAAATATTATATTAATTGCATTGTCTCAATTAACAAGAACAGTTAAATCGTGGGAGGAACCAGATATTTCTAACATGAAGGGAGGAGGAGCTATAGAAGCTGTTGGTGATCTTGCATGGCTTCTATGGAAAGAATCAGAAGACCCCAAGATATCACAAATAGACCGCGAAGCAATGGAAAAATCTGGTGAGGATAACATTATAAAATCAAAGATAGGCAAAGCTAGAAATGGGATTGAGAGTGGTTGTTCAAAGTATTGTAAATTGATATCCAACAAGAAAACCACGAGTGTTCGAGAGTATACTCTAGAAAAACCAAAGGAAGATGTAGATAAGTAACATCTCGGTTATCTGAGAAATAAAACGTTGACAAGCGTATACGCATCGGTATACAATAAGAACACAGGAGGAGATACAATGAATAATTTAGAGAGATTCCGTAGAGGAGAAATAGTATTACACACGCCAACACAAGAGTTGTACGATAGGTTGATGCAGTGGTGTGATGAGGAAGGATTACGGTGGGGTTATAGTAATAACCAAGCAACACATGGTAGTTATTATAGTACATTTAATGAATCAACCTATGTTACTCTTAAATACCAAGGATTAATGTATAGTTCGATACTATATAACGGCACTGACACCATCGTCACCCTAACAAACAAAGATTTCGAGGAGGAACATCAAATGACCAAAGAAGATTTAAAGGTAGGACAAGTGGTAGAAACCAAAGATAACGCTAAACATGTCTTAGTTAAAAACAATGATATCGAAGTTTTATATCAGCTAAACAATGATGATTTTATGCAACTTGATGATTTTAGTGATGATTTAACCAATGATTACGACGATGATTTTAACATCACCAAAGTATACACCACGTCCGACCTAGTGTCAGTCCTAAGTGGTAACTATGATTCCCTAGAACTCATCTGGACACGTGAGAATCCCGAAGTTACAGCAATGAAAGCCAATGTTGCGAAGATGGAAGCTGAACTAGAGAATATGAAGGAAAACCTTAGAAAAATGGAGGAGGTGTGATGAACAACACAACTGAATCTTATATAATCCTTAAGCCTATCTCTGAAAGATTCAATAGAATAGCCAAGGAAATTACTGATGATGAAATTAAGTATTTAATCAAAGATACTATCAAAGAACAGCTTATAAAAACAGTGAGTCTATGGAAAGCACAAGATGTAATTGATGAATTTATTTATGACCATGAGGATGAAATCAAAGAATTAACAATGGCATCGATCAAAGATAAGCTGAAAGGAGTTCGTTAATGACTAAACAAAAGAAACAACCCAAAGCACAAAAACCCACCAACCCCATCGTATCAACCTTAGAAGCCATCGTATCCAATAGGCAAGTCACAACTCCCGAAGGTAAGTTCATAATTGATCGGTTGTATCGCAGAGGATATATCATGAAAGACGTTGTGAGCTGTGAGTATTCATTGAATGACCATGGAGAATCATTGTTGAGACAGATGACGAAGGAGGAAACAAATGAGCTTTTATAACATGTTTTTCGGAATGAACCAAAATACAGAATTGATATTAGCACTGATTAAACTAAAAAAATGTGATATCGAACGTTTTAGAGATTGTGATATTGATTACAGCAGTAGAGAAATTAGTATATACACACGTACTGGCGGAGGAAATCGAGAAGATTATCCTAATGAATTACTCCTAGATAATTCATATTACAAATACGACGAAGATGATGAATATGACTCGACATATGCTACATTTTATTTTGAATTTCCTAAAGAAATAGCGGGTGATATCTTGTAGTTTCAAGATATTAAAACTAATGGTATTCCAGCAAGTATTATTCAATGGGTAATAGAGGTATCCAATAGACCAAAGACTGATAATGAAAAATATATGGAACATTATGACAAACAAAAGAAAACTATAGAAAATCTTCAGAGAAGTTTTATGCTATCAGAAGCGTTTAACGGACATACAATAGTCCCTCTTTGTGATAATGGAATGGAAGCAATGTTAAAAGTCGTTGAAGAGAATAATGGAGAATCAATTGTTTATTGGTTAACCCCATATAAGCTTAAAGTAATCCAAAATGCTCCAAAGTATTCATTCGACAAAGATTCCATCACTAGGATTGGTATTGATATTGAATGGAAAGTTGATATAGAAACATGGGAAAGATACAAGAAAAAATTCAGTAAAAAATATCCAAAATCAATTGCTAAACTAAAAGAAAAATTAGAGGAGTGTGAGTAATTGCCAGCAAAATACTTCCTATGTTCCGATGGTCAAACCTGTGAAATAGAACAATGTAAAAAACAATGTAGGCTCAATGAGCGTTGTATGGCTCTCCCTGCGATACTTGCTGTGGGAAGGCAAAGGGGATGGAAAGGTAAACCATCGGTTACACAGCTAATCAAACCAACACGACCAGCGTATCTTGAGATCGTCAATGATTTTACCATTGATCCACTCAAACAAATCGCTAGTATGATTGGGACAAACAGCCACAGTCTGATGGAAGGCAATGTTCCTAACGGTTGGTTATCAGAGGTAAGACTAGAGGATGACATCACGAGTGGCGCATTTGATGCCTATGATTGCGCAACACAAACATTGTGGGATTATAAATTCTTCGGATCTTTCCGTGTAGCTAAGGCTCTAGGTCATCGCTCACGTTGGGTTAACAAAGGTGTATATGCCAGAGGCTCCAAGAAAGGTGAACAAAAGTGGGAGCAAGTGTTCGAACCTGGTGGAGTCAGAGATATTATGGAAATCGCAATACAGCTATCGTATTACAAGATTTTACTTGAGAAACACAATATGAAAGTCAAAGATATTAACGTGCAGATGTTCCTCAGAGGTGGCTTAGATAAGGTAGCGAAATCCTATGGATTAACTAAGCAAGCCTATATTGTACCGATACATCCGTTGAGTGAACATTGGGTCAACCTGTTTATGAGAGCAAAGCACAAAGCATTGATGACAGCATTAGAAACCAATACACTACCAAAGGTTTGCTCAAAGAAAGAGCGGTGGGACAGCTCAAAAAGTTACCCAGATCGCAAATGTAGAGACTGGTGCTCGGTCAATATATTCTGCCCATATTGGCAAGAGCATTACGGAGGTAAACAATGAAAGAACTACTAAAAACAATAGTGTTCACAATGTTAGGATCAATAGTTATAGCTGCATATATTTATTTGTTTATCATTAGTTTTAGCCTTGGATATATAGTATCAGTATTGCTTGTACTTGGATATCTGTTTCAGTTAGCCGTAAGAGCGTATATTGACTATAAAAGTTAACCACCGTCCACACATCGGTATACACCAAGTATACCATAGAAAGGAGCAATCAATACATGAAACTTTACAAAAACGTGAAGATTTCCATAGATTCTAAAAGAAAATCCAATGATACCACAAAGAAATTAATCATGGAATTTGTGAGAAGATATCGGATTGACGAGGTGAGAGCGTGAGTATTTTAGCCCCAAACCTTGCGTTCATCGTTGTGGACAGGCAAGGTAAGTACATTAAATCCTATGACAAACTACGGTACGCCAAGAGTTTCCGCACGAGAAACGGTGGACTCTATGATATTTACCGCACAGTAACTGTGGAGAAAGTTGAGGTGGAGTAATGAAAGTCATTGCACTCGCAGGAAAAATGAGGTCAGGCAAAGATACCACAGCAGACATCATCGCTTCCTCTCCAGATTTTGCCTATCGTACAGCCTTTGCAGACCATCTAAAAAACATCGCATTAATCCTTGGTTGGAACGGTGTTAAAGACAAAAGAGGTCGTAAGTTTCTTCAGCAATTAGGCGATGTAATCCGAGCGTACAACCCAGACTATTTCATTAATAAAACCATTATAGATATCAAAAGTAGAGCACCATATTTACCCAATGAACTGGTTTGCATAACCGATGTACGCTACCAGAATGAGCTACAGGCGATCATTGATTCATTTCCTAATGTAACTACGATACGCATTGAACGCAACGCCACCAGCGACCTCACAGACGCTCAGAGAGCACACCAAAGTGAAACCGAGTTAGACTCATATCTCAACTTTGATTACATCGTACACAACAACGGTACGCTCGATGATCTCGAAAGAGAAATAAAGTTCATACTGGAGGAGATAAACTAATGATATCAGTAGCCATAGAAAATGAAGAAGTAAACATTAAAATGTCCATTAATGAAGCAAAGAAAACCGCAGCCCTTATCGGTGCAACAACACTCGAAGATGTTGAAAGATTAATTGCGGAAGACCCCGAAAATTTATATGCAAATCAATATTCACTAGAAGATATTGATAGTACAGCTTACGACTTATTTGAAGCATTAGCTAATGAATTAGGAGCTGGGCAACAATAGCCTCCAAGCGTAGAAGTCTCAAAACACTCTACAATGGTATCCTATATGACTCCAGAATGGAAGCACAGTACGCGGAGCATCTAGACAAGCTCATGAAAGCTGGAGAAATACTAGAGATTAAACGTCAGATACATTGTCAGATCATCCCTAAGTTCGAGAAGTACGGCAAGAAATTCCGTGGCTCCCAATATACTCCAGATTTCTGGGTGAGGTACAAAGATGGCTCGACCGCGTACATCGAAGTCAAAGGTATGTCTGATACAGCAGCAGATTTGAGAAGAAAAGCCTTTGACTCACAGTATCCCGATACACTACTTTGGGTTACTGGTGTTGACTCAGTGAATAAACGATGGACACGGTGGCTTCCCTATGATGATGTAGTGAAGATGCGTAAGGCGAAACGGAAAGAAAAGGCATCTAATAGTGCCAAAGTTGAGACGTCGGATACCTTTGTTTACCATGTAGACCCTAAGATAAGCAAAAGAAAAAAGAATGTGAGGAAAAGCTAATGAAAATTAAAGCTAAACTTAAAGACAATTCAAATAAGTATTTCTCCGATGTATTAAGTTATAAATTCTTAAATTGCGACGATGGTGTTTTAGAAATCCATATGAATAATCCACTTAATAATTGTTATGTTGTTAATGTTAAATCAGTAGAACAGATCAAGGAGGAAACAATGAATACATTTAAGAAATCCGATCTAAAAACTGGGATGATGGTGCAGATGAGTAATGGACAATGGTCTCTTGTGTTGACTAGTAATGAACCATACGAAAGTGAAGATTTAATATTAGTACAATTTGGTGGAGATGAGTTCATGACTGGTCGATATTATGATGATAATTTAGATTATACTGGATCTTACCCAGGAATTTTTATGATTACTAAAATTGCCTCTTGTAGTGGATTCCAAATAGGTACTATGAAATCATTCGTCAACCACAGCGACCCCACAGCTATCCCAGAATTCCACATCATCTGGTCGCGGGAATCCGATGAGAAAGCCAAGGTTATCAGTGTTATCGAAGGATTACAAAAGGAACTCAATGATGCCAAAAGAAAACTGGAGGAATTGGGATGAGTAAGAATTGTGGCACTTGTTTATACCAAGGAACACCAACTTATAAGCACCCATGCGACACATGTTGGCTACAGAAAAACTGGGAACCACAGGAAGAAGAACCAGTAAAACTAGCAGTGGATTACTATTGTTTCCCATCACCTCCTTGTGCTCCCACCACCTCTAAAGAAATCCACGATCAACTCCATGTACTCTACAGTCAATACAATGATCTCGGTGAGGCACTATCACGAATAGACGATGTGGACAACTCATACACCTATGAGTTAATCCAAGCGAGATACAATGCACTGGCACAGGAAATTGAAAGTATATCTAAGAAGGAGTGGAGAGAAGCGTGAAAGATATCATTAAAGCATTTTTAGGATTTCTAATGTTTATTATAGTATTCCTTGGTGTCGCATGGTTTATCCAAGGTAGTAACTTCTTTATGTACAAAGTATTTGCACCGCAATACGAGCAAGTTCGTAGAGAAACCTTTGAAGAATCCAAAGCTTATAACCAAGGTGTAGCACAGGATATATCAAACTTTGAACAACAGTATGCACAGGCAAGCGATAGTCAAAAGGACGCATTGGCTTCTGTAATTATCCATCGATATGCTGATTATGATTTAGGTAAATTACAACCAAGCCAAAGACAATTCATTGAAAAATTAAGAAGAGGTGATAGATAACATGAAGAAAATTATTGGAGCATGTTTGATTGGAGTTATGGCGTTGTCATTGGTTGGATGTTCAAAATCTAGTGGAATGAAGGAATATCAATCGCAAGAAAAACTTCAACAAGAATCCATTGCTCAAGCAGGGTTGCCAGCAATACAGCAATTTAGAGAGAAGAAATTACTCAAAGATATCTATGAACTCCGTGACCAAGATGGTTTAGTGACCTACACGTATATCGTAGCAGAAAACACTGGTAAACTTGTGTTGCTCGGTGAATCTATCGGCTATGGCATTCCAGCAGCTACACAATATAACAACCCAATGAAATCATCAGGTGTACCACAAGCTGAACCTAATGGATTATATTCACCGCAATCAGCAGAAGGTACATGGGTAATGCTTAAAGACCCTAATGGTAAAACAGTGAAACCAGTGTATGTCGAAGCTAGAGTCATTGTAAGTCCATATAAATTACAGTAATAAGGAGGAATCATATGTCATCAAATACAAACCTAAATGGTAACTGGTATGAACGCGAAGTTGGTTCACAGGTTCTACAAAAGAAATATCTACATGAAAACGAAGACTTTAACGGTATGATTGAGCGTGTCACCGCTACCGCTGGAGTTCCTGCAATGAAGGACTACCTTAGAAACGCTGATTTCTTCTTGGCTGGTCGCAGTCTCTACGGAGCAGGACTCAAGGATGTTAAAAAGGTCACAACATCGAACTGTTTTGTACTCAAGACACCAGAAGACACCCTTGATTCAATCTATGATACATGCAAAGATGCAGCCATCATTGGTTCTCTTGGTGGTGGCGTTGGTGTAGCAGTGGATAACATTAGACCCAAAGGTTCAATTATTAACAATTCAGCGAAGGAATCCAGTGGCGTAGAGTTCGTAATGAATCTCTTAAATGAAACAGGGCAGAACATTGGTCAACAAGGAAGACACATGGCTATCATGGTTATGCTTGATTGTAACCATCCAGATATCATTGAGTTTCTAGGGATAAAACAGCGGAATAACCGATTGGACTCAATGAATATCTCAATAAAATTCACAGATAAATTCATGGAAGCTGTAAGAGACAATAAAGAATATACACTACAATTCGATGTGAAATCCACAGGTGAACACATTGAACGTACAATAAACGCCAAGGATTTCTTCATGAAGTTCTGTGAGTGCCAATATGACTGGGGTGATCCAGGAGGATGTTTTATTGACCGTGTGAAAGATTATCAGTTACTCAGTGGATACGATGATTATACGATAGATGCTTCAAATCCATGTGCAGAATTCTTTGGAAACGCTGGCAATGCATGTAACTTAGCTAGTATCAATTTGTATAATATAGTCGATGATCCATTCACTGATAATGCAACGATTAATTATAATAAACTCAGAAATCTCGTTCAAAATGGTGTGGTAGCTCTCAATAACATTCTAAATTATGGGTATGATATGCAACCATTAGACCAAAATCGTAAGTGTATCGATGATTGGCGTTCAATTGGGTTGGGTATCTTTGGTTTAGCAGATATGTTGATAGCATTGGGATTGCGATACGGCAGTGAAGAGGCTAATAAGAAAATTGATTATGTAATGGATTATATTTTATATAATGCACTAGTAACATCGAACGACTTAGCAGAGGCAGAGGGGTCATTTGGTAAGTTTAATTGGAAATCAACAAAGAAATCTAAGATAATTGACAGTATTAAAGATACAGATCTCTACGACAACATTAAACAATATGGACTTCGCAATGGCACACTGCTCTCCATCGCTCCAGCAGGGACAATCAGTACAATGTGTGGCATCTCTAACGGATGTGAACCACTATTCATGATTTCCTACGAGCGCACAACGCACTCCTTAGAAAAACAAGGGAAATACTTTAAAGTCTACGCTAAATCCGTTGAAGACCTACTGAAACACCACGGTATCGACCCAGAATCAATCACAGTGGACGAAATAAAGAAACGCTTCCCATTTGTTGTGGACTCCCATGATATCACTCCAGAAGAACGTGTGAGAACCCAAGCAGTCATGCAGAAATACGTTGATAATGCCATCAGCTCTACAGTAAATCTCAAGGAATCAGCAACAGTACAGGATATCTTTGATACCTATATGTTAGCATGGGAGCAAGGGTTGAAGGGGATTACAGTGTTTAGAGATGGATGTAAACGTGGATCAATCTTAGGTGGTTCTGGTGCAAATCCCGAACCAAAGAAATTCAACAGTATCTCACCAGTTAAACGCAACAATATCCGCAAGATGGACGGTAGCACATTCGTTGGTCATACAGCGTGTGTCAAGAATCTGTACACTACAGTCAATAAAATGGGGGATGATGTGTTTGAAGTGTTTACTAATGCGTCTACAGGATGCCGTAGCAATATCAATACAATTACTCGGTTAGTATCATTAGCACTCCGTAGTAGAATCAAAGTTAGCGAAGTTGTTCATGAGTTAAAAGCAAACTCTTGTCCAGCGTGTACTGTACTAAAGGGTCAAGGGAAGAACATTAGTAACTCTTGCGGCACTTCTATTGCAGAGGCTATCGAAGAAGCTTATGGAGCCACGGAAGCCGATGAAACACTCGCGATTTGTCCAGAGTGTGGCAAAAGAGGATTAGTGCCTACTGGAAAGTGCGTTTCGTGCAATCAATGTGGCTATTCAAAATGTGATTAACGTCTACACATCGGTATACAGAAAAGGAGAACCTATGAACCCAGATTATTTCATGTCAACCTTTGGATATCAAAGAGTAAGCGAGGAGAAACCAATGAATATGGCAACTATAAGTATAATCACAGAGGAACAATCCAAAGCTCTTCAAATGGTTCGCAAGGAAATTCCTATATTATGGAAAGAAATAACTATGAATAGTTGCTGTGAAATCTATTGTCCTAAAGAGCCAGTCTGTGAAATCTGTTGGAATAATGCAGCAGATAAACAACGAGGAGGAACCAATGAAAATTATTGTTCACACTGATGAACTAATCAATGATTTATCCCGTATCGCTGACCTAAAATTATCAAAGACGACTCGATTAGTTCTACACACCAACCAAGAAATAATCCCTGGCTCCACCTATGTCTTAATCGATGGTGAAGAAGTGTATCCCAGTGCTTTATCAATGTTTACCGAGATATATTCGCAGGGAAGAAAGGTGGAGATTTAGCCAATGGTCAAATATGTGATTCATCCTGGGTGGGTATGGAGTAAAACTGATGGGGATGACCACTATATAACTTATGGAAAACTCATCAGTTTATACAAAGTTAGCTCACATGAGTGTGTTAGGTATGATAACCATGGTTTTTCTATAGATAGAATTTGTGATAATTATATTCATTTATTCCCTAGATATGATGGCGACTACCAAATAACAAAGGAGGACACCAAATGAAAGCAATCGCAGAATACATCGTTAAAATCAAGGTAATCGAAGATTGCACCGATGAACTAGCTAATAATATATTAAGCTTACCAAAAGAAGATATTGATAGCATCAGAGGAGTAATCGAGGCTGACATTAAGGATGCAGTTGTAGATCATATGAAAGCTAATGCTGAGGTGTCCGTCAACACAATACGCTTTGAATTTCTGGAGGAAATGTGATGCAAGCTACAAAAGAAACAAAGTTCAACATCGGTGATACCGTAAAACCAATTACGCTTTACAACAGTAATATAGCCATCGATATACTAAGGATTGAACCAGAAATCACCATCGTTGATTGCAAGGTGACACAAGTATCTTATCTTTGTGAATATCCCAATGGTGAACGAAAGTATATACAAGAAAATATGTTGTGTACTACCGAAGGTGCTGACGAATTAGTTAAGGGGTATCTATAAAAATGCAAACCACTCTAACCTCAAAGCACAACATCGGTGATACCGCGATCCTACGAGCCATACACTGGCGTGAACCAGTGACTATCCAAGATGTAATCTTTGACGACCATGAAAGAAAATTTAGATACCTCACAGACACTTATGACTGTTACATTGATGAAACGGAGTTGGATTGATGAAGATACCATTTGATACCGATGGAAACATGCAATCTTATGAATATTACGGTACAGAACTTAAAGATATTGAAGAACTCACCACTGAGCTGACATTAGTCAACTTTGAGCGTGGCAGAAGCGCAATGAATTTTATCTATAAGGATGTCTACAATCACACTTATTCAATGTTCCTTGGTGAATTTAAAAAGTTAACAAAGATGTTTAATGAAGGCAAACTTAGTAACCTTGGTAAAATCTACGGTAAATGGACATTCAGAAAGCAAGGAGCTAATTATAGTATAACACTGATTGAAACAATGGAACACGAAGATTATGGCTTTAGATAAGGAGAGTGAACAATGAAAGTTCTTAATGCAGGCTCAATAGAGCTACTAGATCACATGGGTACTGATGATTCAATCGTGAAAGCTGCTAGACAATGCTATGGAAGTTCTGGGAATGAACTAGCGGATGAACGATTGTTAGAATCAGTGGTTAAACATCGGCATACATCGTGTCTTGAGCATACAGCATTGACGTTCAAGGTTAAAGCACCGATATTCGTGGCTAGACAATGGATGCGCCACAGAGTCGGATGTAGTTATAATGAGAAATCACTGAGATATACTGAAGCAACACCAGAGTTTTATATGCCATCCGATGAGCAATTTGAGAATTCTCCCTTATCATACAAACACAAGCCATTGAAAGAATGGTGGCTTAGAACCATAGAAGAACAATATGATGAATACCTAATGTGGATAGACTATCTTCCCAAAGAGCAAGCTCGTGCAGTGCTTCCCCTTGGTATCTACACTGAATTTATCTTTAGTTGTAACATGGCAAGTCTATTGCATTTCTTAGAGTTACGTCTAGCAAAGTCAGCCCAAGTGGAAATCAGAGTCTACGCACAGGCAATACTTGAGCTGATTCAAGAAGTATTTCCTAAGACAACAAATATTATACGAAAGGAATTTGGAGGTAATCAATGAAACACACAATAAATGAATGGGAGAAAATCGTCGGTATTACCATAGTTGACCCAGACGGATTCGATAGAAGCAATCCAAATTTATACAATGAATTATTTACAAAGGAAGAATTCGATGATGCTCTAATGAGATGCACAGTGATTGTGAGGTTAACCAATGCTTAAAATCAAAGACAACTATGATCTACAACAGCTTACCAAATATGGCTTTGTAAAGCTTGCCTATGGTAACATGTGGGAATATACAATGTTTGGTGAAAACGACCAAGAGCTGTGTTTGATTGTCAATGCTTACAATGAACAGAATCGTGAAATCAAAGTAAATTATCTTGGTGATGGTGATGCGGACATTCTTGGTGATCTAACGGTACTCTATCAGATGATCATGGATGGAATCGTGGAGGTGGTTGAGTGAAGGTTGGAGATAGAGTAAGAGTTGTAAATATAATCAATGGTGCTCCAAAAGAAACACTAGGACAAGAAGGTATTCTCAAAGATATCACCGATTTTGATGACTATATAAGTTGTAGAGTTGATTTTGGTGATGACTGGTGGCAATATGCAGGTCAAGAACTTGAGCTAATCCCCACTGGTGGAATCATAGATGAAAGCTGTGGAATTATCCCAGATACCGATGGATTAATCCTACCATATGACAGCAAATGTCTTGCTGATTGTCAAACATGGTATCCTGGAGGTAAATTGTTTGCATCTCATGGCGCTCGACCTCGTAAAACCCGTGGATTCGAAGCAGTCACAGGTTACTCCCCAGTCCTACCAAAGCGTTCCACAGCTAAATCCGCTGGCTATGACATAAGTGTCATCGGTGAAGCCATCGTACAGCCTGGACAAACCGTAGTATTCAACACAGGACTCAAAGCTTACATGCAGGACGATGAAGTTCTACAGATTCACATTAGATCATCCGTGGGAATTAAGCGTAACCTAGTGTTATCCAATGGTACAGGCATAATTGACGCAGATTTCTACAATAATCCAGATAATGAAGGGCACATTAGAATTGCTGTGACGAACATCGGTAATGAACCACAGTTAGTCAATGGTGGTAAGCCTATAGCACAGGGAATTTTCGTGAAGTATCTTACGACTGACGATGATTGTGCCGATAGAGAAAGACTAGGTGGCATAGGTTCGACGGATGAAATTAATTAATGTGTCCACTGATGTGTATACAACAATAAAACGATAGGAGAATTGGATGAAAATTTTAGTAGCCTGTGAGGAAAGCCAAGCTGTAACCATCGAACTACGCAAGTTAGGTCATGAAGCATACTCATGTGATATCGAAGAATGCTCTGGAGGACATCCAGAGTGGCATCTACAGCAAGACGTTACAACTTTATTACATGGTAGGTGCAGTTTTAAAACTATTGATGACAAATATCATGCAATATGTAGAAGATGGGATATGATCATTGCATTTCCACCGTGTACGTACCTGAGTAACGCTGGAGCAAGGCATTTATATCCTAACCATGTATTAAACGAAGAAAGATATCAAAAAGGCTTAGGGGCTAAAGAGTTTTTCATGATGTTCTACAATACTGATTGCGATAAAATTGCCATTGAAAATCCATTACCAAGTGGCATCTATGGACTGCCAAAACATTCACAAGTTATTCAACCATACCAATTTGGACATCCATTCAAGAAAAGAACGCAGTTATGGCTTAAAGGATTACCTTTGCTAGAACCAACGGATATTGTAAGTATCTCCCAGAGTACAAAGATTCCTGGCAATTGGTTCAACAAAGGTGGTAAAGAGAGACAAAAGAATAGATCAAAGACATTCCCTGGAATCGCAAAAGCAATCGCGACACAATGGACACAACTATGACCACGCCGTCTACACATCAGTACACGAAGGAGCTGACTCAATGATTCACCACGTACTCATCGATATTGACAAAGACTATTACATGACAGCCATAGAAACATCAGCATCCAAAAGCGAAATCCTAGACTACTTCGAACAACACAGTCCAGACGTTAGATACCTCAGAGCAACCCATGAGCGTTCAAAGCATGATATAGGGACACGACAATGCCCCCTTGGTACCATCATTAAATGCTCATATTTTGACAATAAAATTATGGCGTATAAAACCAAGAGTAAATATAAGTTGGATACATTGAATAATGCAGAGATTGATCGGAGGCATAAATGTTAGAAATCAATAGAATTTACAATGAAGATTGCTTGGAAGGTATGAAGAAAATCGATGATGGTAGCGTGGATATGATACTATGTGATTTGCCGTATGGGACAACGCAAAACAAATGGGATTCAGTGATACCTTTGGATAAACTTTGGGAGCAATATAATCGCATCATTAAACCTAGTGGAGCTGTAGTGTTAACAGCGAGCGGAAGATTTACTGCAGAGTTGATGATGTCTAATATTAAATATTGGAAATACAACCTTGTTTGGCAGAAAACAACTCCAACTGGATTCTTGAATGCAAAGAAAATGCCTCTAAGAATTCATGAAGATATTTGCGTGTTCTATAAAAAACTGCCTATATATAATCCGCAGAAAACAAAAGGAAATCCTAGAAAAGTCAGCAAAGCAACTCATAAAATAAACTGTAAAGAAACCACAAATTATGGCAAGCATAACCTCAGCACCTACGATAGTACTGAAAGATATCCTACAAGTATATTTAAATTTCCGACAGATAAGCAAAAGAGTTCTTTACATCCTACACAAAAACCAGTGGCACTCTTTGAATATCTCATTAAGACCTACACCAACAAAGGCGACCTTGTGCTTGACAATTGTATTGGCTCTGGTACAACTGCAGTAGCAGCCATAGACACTAACAGAAACTTCATTGGTTTTGAGTTAGACAAGGATTACTTTGATATTGCCAATGAACGTATCAACGCTACACCTATGACTACACCGTCCACGCATCAGTATACAAAGGAGGCATAAACCATCGACATACTAGAACAATACCTACAAGACTACAACGACGGCATCCTATCGATCTCTACACTTACCGCAAGACTATCCTGTCATGAGCTGGCAGAGATATATAAACAGACACGCAAGACCAGTCGTGTAGTGTCCAAGCTATCCGATTATATCTCACCGAAACTGCTGAACCCACAAGACATTGTGTGTGAGCGCGAGAGATTACAGGAGATATCAGGAGTTGTCCAGAGAATACTCACAACTCTACCCGATAAGCAATATCAGATATTTCAGTTGGTTGTGATCGATGGTAGAACGCAGGAAGATGTAGGAGATACCCTTGGAATAGCACATCAAAATGTTAGTAAACATCTAAAGAAAGCTATCGAATTCATCAAAGAAAACTTTGAACTATCCTGTTTACGTCCTATGTTACTCCCAACGTCATCTACGAAGGAAATCGGTGGAGCACAGTACAAAGTAAGGTATCCCAGTGATTGGCTCTCTGAACGAAGCACAGGTGGTCACATGGGTAAACGTAAATGGATCGTGGATATACATTGTGATGTCGATAGTTATCTCGATGATGCGTTTGGGGATAAACTGACAGTATGCGAAAAATGCGAACACTGTATCAACAAAGTAATGCGAAAGAGGGTTGAGGGGTAACAATGGAAAATCTAAATACACTTCTTAACTGGATATTCCAAGACTTCTGGCATTTCATTGGAACATTATATTTACTCGCTGTAATATTTAGGAGGTAATAATGAATAAAGTTATCATCACACTTAACTGTACTATTATATTCTTTATTATATTTTACTGGAATTCAATTATTTCATGGTTATATTCTTAGACACCCAATGTGGTGTCTTATTTTTTTTACTGACAATAAACTGTGGATATACTATAATTTAACTTACAATTAATATTGGAGGTAATATTATGCCCAAAGACAATTACATTTTTCCTGCTATTTTAGATTATGCAGATGATGGAATTACTATTGAGTTCCCCGATTTGCCGGGTTGTGTATCTTGTGCTGATACCGATGAAGAAGCTCTTTATATGGCCAAAGATGCTCTGCGAGGTTGGTTGATGGTAGCAGAAGATAACGAAATGGAAATTTCAGAGCCGACTCCTTTAAAGAAAGTTGTATTAGAAGAAAATCAACGTGTGGTCTTAGTAGAAGTTTGTTTGGCTTTTTATCGTGAAGCATATCGTAATAGATCAGTAAAGAAAACACTAACTATACCAGCATGGCTAAACGATTTGGCGGAAAAAGAAAACGTAAATTTTTCTTTTGCGCTACAAAATGCATTAAAGCAGCAACTTAAACCCTAGAATACCTCTGGCGCTTCCTGTGTGCCTTACTGTGAAGTTTTTATGTATATACCTACGTAACTGTATTAGTGGACATAAAAAGAACGCCCAGAGATTAATCTGAGGCGTTCATTGGGTTGTCAATAATTTATTCTCTATATTCATCATAGATTTCAATCTCTGCTTTCTTTCTAAAGAATATTATAAGGTCTTCTTCTATTATTTCTTGAAACTGTAACAACTCTTCCAAAGTTTTTATCTCTATATACCAATACTTTCCCTTTTGATACGCTTGTTCGCATGGCTTACTGGTATCGTCACAAGTTCTACCTATTTTAAATTCCATTATTATTCCTCCTTGTCTAAAGTTTACAACTTTACATGTTCCTTGTAATTACTAGGTATTTCATTGTATATATTTATTTCCATGACACGAATATCGCTTGAATGATAGTCTTGAGTTTCAATATATTCCCTTGCTAATTCTTCTGTTGAGAAAATCAAGTCATCCATAATTTTCCCATTATAACTTGACAAGTAATAGATTAAGTATGCTTTTGTTATAACTTTATTAGCTTTTAATTGCTCATTTTCTATACGATATTTTTCCTTAAGTTCAAACATTGCTTTGATAGTTGAATTATCCATTGTTCTTCCTCCTATTATCCAAATACTCTACCTATGGCATTCTTTACCTGTTTACCGCTGATATTCAAGTACATCTGCGTACTCGCCATTGATTTATGCCCCATAGCAGCCTGTATGACTGATATTGGCACATTATTATCATTCAATGTATTAGCAAAAAGTCTCCTAAAGCTATGCATATGATATTCACCGCATCCACAGTCTCTATAGACTTCCTTGAGTGTATCTTGGATTTGCTTTATGGATAACCTACCGCGATTCGATGTGAACAATGCGTCACACGTGTTCTGACGAACACTCAGATATTTCTGTAGTGCTTCCTTGACATTTGTTGTCATTGGCTTTGCTATATCTGTGTGATTCTTTGTATCCCTAACGATAATATCGTCTTGCTTGATATCCTCCAAGTCAATCCCTGTCATCTCAGACACACGCAAGCCCATCTCTGATGCCATCAAGAAAGCAAGACGATACTTTGGGTCGCTAACGCTTCCCAATATTTTCTGATATTCTTCCTGAGTAGGGCAGGGTTGGAGCTTGCGGTTGACCTTGAAATTCTTGATTATGTCCAGGGATTTTGGAGAGTCCTTCCTTGAGTATTTCAAGAATTGACCAAGGATAACAAGGCGATTCTTTATAGTTACATCGGATTGACTGCGTTGGCTTTCGATGTAGCGTAGGATATCCTGTGGTTCAAACGTGCGATAGCCAGAGAATGTCTTGAGTGCTTCCATGTAGGTTTTATAAGTGTTCTCTGTGCGTGTTATGCGGATTTCATTGAGGAATTGTTGGAACATTTATTGCCACCACCTTAATAGTACAATTGTTCTTTCAATGCTTTTACTTCTGCTTCCTTTGTCTTTAATTCATTGAGCTTATCCTCGATTTCACTAGGTATTACATAGATTCTCCTTTGTTCATCCCATTCAACCTTGATAAGCATAGTGTCACAAAATTGAGAAGCCCTAGGAGTATCAAGATGATACACTAAATGTTCTGAATTATACACCTTGTCTTTTTCGATGCTCACAACCCTAAATTGTTTACCGCAATATTCCTCGTCTTTTCTAATAAATAACAGTCCACTTGTCTTTGTGCAGTCTGTGCGTATTCTTTTGTTATGCTCATAGTATCCATATTGCTCTACCATTTGATCCCAACCTTTGATTATAACCATGTCGCCAACTTGAGGTAGAGTAGAGGATTTCTCTGGTTTACTATAGAGCCAATTGTGTATAAATGTAAACATCATTATCCCTCCATTCGCTTTCGCTTATATTTTCGATGGTGCTACACAGAATACCAATAGTATCACGATTGCAGAGAGTACCATTGTTAGTCACCAGCTTTCATATGTTGTTCAAGGAATGGTTTAAAGTATTTTTCTTCAGCTTCCTTACGTGCTTTTATAGCATCGTTTTTATTTGTAAAGCTTCCTATCCATATTTTTCTTTTTTGGAATCCAATATAAACACGCCATCTTTCATGTTTGCTATCGTAATAAACACCCCTATGCCCACTTGTATTATTTCTGGGAATTGTTTCGTTTTGTATTCTGCCCACATTGGTATTATCAACAACATTTATTTTTATTAAATCTGTAATATTGCCTACTCGTATACACCCACATGAATTTATTTTACCTTTCCTCATACAATGTCCATCAATAATTTTCTCAGTACCACAGTCGCATCTACATAGCCATTTTGAGCCATGCTCAGTTGTCTCAATAAATGATAAAACGGTTAGCTTACCGAATCTATTACCAGTAATATCCTTATACGTTCCTTTTGCGCTCGGTGGGATACGTTTGATCTGTTCTGGTCTTTTTATATCTTCTTTATTGATAACCCATATCCTTCCTGATTTTACTCCTTTTAATTTCCCATGAATTAACCATTCTCTTACTGTCTCTCTAGTAACATTCATCAATACAGCTACTTGCTCTACAGTATATTTCATCATTAACACTCCTTAGTTCTTTGAACTGTCATAATTTCTTTTACAGTTAATACCTTCGCCATACCCTATGAAACGCTACCGCTGAGCACACCCAAGACTATCATAGGGTATAACCAGGATATCATTATGCGACTCTTTGTAGATTGCTGTGTTTAGTTGTACGGTTGTATTCATTGGCTACCTGTGTAAATGCTTGGTTGTACTTATATGTATCCGCTAAGGCTAACGTAGGCAGTGTAGATGCGATGTTTGCCACTGATACACGAAAGAGTTTTTCCTTAAATACCTGTGGATACATTGATGTTAGCTTTAGGAATTCTATAGAGATTTCATTGGTGATATCATCAAGATAGCTACTTGAAATGTTCGATAGTTTAGCGTTGATGTCCTCCTGTAGGTCTTGTAGCATTTCCTCTAGTAAGTCGATGGTTTTCATAGTCATGATCGTTATTCTCCTTTAGTTTTATTTTAGATTTAGAATTGGTAATCCAATGAATTCATTAAACATCGTGTGTATCAGTATAGGTTGACCGTTGTATTCCTTTATTTTATCAATAAACCATTCTACAGAAATACTGTTATCAACCATTTCCATTATGTTGAAGCATTCTATGGCTATTTCATTTGCTATATCTGAATCATAACCTTTGGCTATAATCATTTTGGTAGCTTTACGCATATTATTGTAAGTTCTTATTTTCACCCTAAACACTCCTTTGCAACTTCATAGATTTTATAGACACCACACCAGAATACAATAGCTATCAATATGCAGGCTATGAGTGCACTAACCTTACGCCAGTCGATGTTGCTCATGGTTTCACCTGTGCTTTCTGCTGTGATACCGCTAACAATAACCGTTTGAAGTCTTTGTTTTTACCTTTAAATGACATTGATGCACGTTTCATTTCTGTGAGCCTCCTTGAAGTGGTGTTAAATCGTTAGGTTTTACCAAGGTGACAAGGACTCTATGCCCTATATTAATTTCTATTTTTGACCACCCAAGTTTCATAAGTTGTTCATAGCCATAAGTCCATGAGTTTGCACTTTCACATTCATAAAGATATATTGCATTCCGATATTTTTCTAAATTATTTAAAGATAATACATTTTGTTCATCTTCTGTTAATTCATAGCTTTTCATTTATTCGCACCATCCTTTGATTTATCAATGTAGTTCACCATGAGGATCAATAGTAATTCACGTTTGATTGTGGTTTTCATAACGCTGCGCTTGCCTCCTGTAGTTCTGTTTTGAAGAAATATAATATTTCATTACCGACTTTATCAAAATAACCTTTGTATGATTTTATATATTCATCATGTTTAACCCCATATCTAAACCATTGGTTACTCTCTGTGCCATAAGCACCCTCTAAGTCAACTATAGTTCCATTACCATATTTTGTGATTACTCTTTGTCCGACTTTCATCATTAACTCATTCCTTTCAATAAAATGTATAGTTTCCTTGGTTGACACCACATTCAATAATAGAGTCTAATTCTTCCTCTAGTTCTCTTTGTGTATTGTGCGCTGATACTACAGTATTTGTGTTATCAAAGCAGATAAACCAGCTTTTACCATAGTATCTATCATCGTAGTTAATAGGATTATCAGTAACATACATTGATTTTAGTTTATTGACTTTCTCTGCAATTCTTTTAATCATTTGTAATCACTCACTTTCTATGTTATAATTTAGGGAAATATTGATAAGATAGGGGTAGTATTATGGAAATTGATAAAATGAAAAATTTAGCTATGGCAGTTTGTAATCGCACTATGAGGTTTAGAGATAATCATAGTATCCAGAAGTTTGTCTATGAGCTTACAGAGAATCGAATGAGCAGTGACACCATTAACATTAAACTTCTACAGTTGTTTTCTAGTGCTTCTATGCCAGTCCCAATGTTTGACACAGAAGAGGAACTAAGGAAATTTAGGTTGGTTGTTTGTTGGTGTGCTACACAACATTTTAAGAAGAAAGCTTAGTTAATTTTAAATATTTATCAAAGATTGTCTTTGGATTTACGTTGTATTCACATTCGCCATACCATAGAATTCTAAAGGTGTTCGATAGCTCGAATTGTGAGCCGTAGAGTTCTAAGGTGTAGCCGTGGAAGCGGTAGCGTTTCATAGTGGTGCTCTCACTTTCTTGATTTTTATCCCAGTTAATCCACTAGCATTTTCACGATAACATTTGAGCTGTGTCTTAGCTTCTTTATATGTTTCTTCCGTGAGTTCAACTTCCCAACCATAGCCATAATTAGTGATAAGCTGATATTCGTCTTTGGTTTTGCGTATATACATTTTGTATTCCCTCCGTTTATTTATTAGTTTATCATTGGTATACCGATGCGTATACGGTGGGTATCGGTTTGTAACGTTGTTACATTTCAACGATTCTTAGTGCTATTTTGTTACCGTCTTGTATTGCTCCGTCCCATACATAAGTATCATTAAATAGTGCGTGGTGGATACCATCGATTTTTACATAGCCTGTTCTATGATACCCTACTTGTTCCAAGAATTTAGTCAAGAAGTCGAGTAAGTTGTCTATGTTACGATCTACCTGTAGTTCCCAAACTTTAGCTTTTACTGGTCGTCCGTGGTTAACACTAAGGTTGCTTATAAACTCTTCATATGCTGTCATTGTTTATCATAGTTTGCCTTTGTTATCTTCTGTATCTCTATTGTATACCAATGTGTATACGTTTGTCAACGTTTTATTTGTGTAATTCTCTGTATTTCTTTCTACCAATCTCAGTATAATAAGTGTCTACCTTAATATCTAAATCTTTCATTATCTCATATATAGCGTTTGCTTTATCTGCTAGTTTTTCTATAGTACTTGCTAAGCTTATTCTATCAGTTTCATTATGCGTATGTTCAAGTTCTTCTAGGTAAAATCCATATGATATAATATATTCTGCATAATGCTCAATAATTATTTGACGTTCATTTTTAGTCATTTCAATGATTCTCCTTTATCTTAATTTGTGATGGTTCGATATCATAACCGATGCAGTAATCAAAGGCATCTGAGAAGGTTGGAAAGGTGTGAGAGAGGACTGTGTAGGTCATAGGTTGTCACTCCTTTGAGAAACAGCAGTTGACTGAAGTGTATGACCACAACAAGGACATTTAAAACTTTTAACAATTACTGTCTTGTCATCATTATTAATAAATGATTTTCTTGCAACTCTTAGAAGAGTTATGTTAGTGCCTCTAAGTCTTTTACAGCTAGTACAGTAATTTTGATTATGTAATTTCATTGTTATTCACTCGCTTTCTTTGTTGTCTTTAGTATCTCTTTTCTATGTCTTTATTATACTATGGTTGAGCATTGTTGTCAATAGTTTTTCTTACAAATCAATAAAATATTATTACGAATTATACATTTGCATTACTCATATGATATAATGATTAATCAATAGATAAGTGGAGGAGATAGCATGAGCATATCAAATGAGATAAAAGGCTACATCATCACAGCAGGGCAGAGTATACAAGGCGTGGCGGGGCTACTGGGCATCACAAGGCAATCATTGTATACTAAGCTTAACAATGAGTCTATAAGGTATAAGGACGCACAAGAGATTGCTCGTTTGCTTGGCTATGAGATACAATGGGTTAAGCGTGAGTAAGCCTGAATGGCTCTATGAGCGTTGTTTGTTGGTTGTACTTATGATTGGCTATGTATGAGCGCTAAGTATGCGTAGAGGTAGCGTGAGAGTATATTGTCTAAATAGTAGTATTCTTATTTAGGTCATAGTAAGCATAGCGATGTACTATGTATTACATTGATTATCATTGGTGTAGTATTGATAAAGCATAGTATGACAGTATGTGTTATACGAGATAGCGTTAGTGCGACAAGGTGTAGTACTTGACAGGTGCATTGGATAGCATTGGTAGTTCATTGCTTTACTGTGGTAAAACATAGTAGTCATATATGACATCATTGGTAAACTGTGGATAGGCATTAGTGTATCATTGTTGCGCTAGTGTATTAAATAGTAATATTCTTATGTAGTAACATTAGTAATACGACAAAGCGCAATTCATACCTTGATTTTAGTTAGATGTCTAACTATTATTATGTTAAAACTTGGTAAAACTGCTGTATACTGCACTACTATGCACCATAGTTATACATTGGACTACATTGTATGCACATTGGCTATCATCATTCGCTCTATCAGTACTTAACCGCGTATAATTATAGTTATGCGAGGTAACAAACGTTGAAGTACCGCCATTGCTGCATTTGTGAGTGTTCAATGTATGTCTATGGAGGACACTTTGATAGGCGGTGGGGTGACTTTTGTGATTCCAAAGAGGGTACTTTGTTGTGCTGAGGGTACGGTATTACCCTACGCTACTCCACAGCTATATTCACTAAAATTTACCATGGAGTACCATCGAACTACATCGAATTTACCACAGATATACATGTGTTACCTATGGTATACCTATGTATGCATAGAAGGTACACTGGAGCCTTATTGTATCTACATTGGTAAGTCATTGAACTTCATTGGTATACATTGGGTGATATTGGAGTATTGTAAACTATCACTGGGTTTACCATAAAACACTTACATAAGTGTATCATCAGAAAAACAAATGACAAAACACTGATATCAATCAGAAAAACAAATAGCAAGTATATGGTAAATTACATAGCTCTACACCATTGATTTCATTGGGTTCATAGGTATCATAAGTTTTAACTATGGCTATCATAAAAATTTAGTATGGTAAAAACATCAAAAATAGGGTGCAAAGGTTCCTAAATCTGACCATTACTATGTAGGGGTTAAACAAGTGGTACTAGGGTATATCAATGAAGAGCTTAAGGGATACTTAGGATAACCTAAAATATAATCATAATAAATCGTAACGAGTGAAACGAGGTTACGGAGATATACGTAAACGTATATCTCAACTCATCGCTTACGCTTGAGTTATTCTTAATCAAATAAATATTGACCAGACTTAGAACAGAGCCTAAGATATACTTTGGTAAGCTTTAGTCCAATATAGTTATTCTTATGAAATCCGCTTCGCAGTGAACATAAGTTAATCTATAGTATATTAAAGTGATTCAAAGTAACTACTTAGGTATATAACCACATCAGCTTATATTTATTGATAATGCGTTCTAGACGAAGCGTAGCGAAGTGATTGTCATCAGACAATCTAACCCACTTTAGCTATATATTGAATACAACCAAATAAACATTTTTTAAATACACCTTTGATAATTCATTGGTGTATTTTTTATGTTCAAAAACAGGAGGTTATAACAATAATAGATTTAGAACAGCTTGTTCAAACAACATGGTGCTCTGCAAATAAAGATTTGTATGTGAGCAAAGGATATGTTTACACAAAGATGTTTGATAAATTTTATGTCCATGCTAAAGACTTACCATTAAAATATGCTGTCAAAGTAAAATATACTTGCAATGCTTGTAGAGAAGAATTTGAAATTAATTACTATAGTTTTAATATTAGTAATAGTTGTTTATGTAACCATTGTGCCACTAAAACTATCGTAGCGCAAAAGCTAAAAAAGCCATTTAGTGATGTCAGAGCAGCGTTTTTAGCTCGTGGGTATATATTAATATCACCTAAAGGCGATTACAGGAATAGCACAAGTAAATTAGTATGCACATGTAAAGTACATGGGGAATTCACCACAACGTATCAATCTATTTCTATGGGTCAAGGTTGTCCGCAATGCGCCATAGATAACCATAAAGGCTTAGGCAATCCAAACTACAAAGGTGGCATTACCGAAATCGCAAAATATCTCCGCAACCAATTATCGCCTTGGATTCAACAGCAGTTACAACGAGCTGGTTGCAAATGCGAAATAACTGGAAAAACAGGAATTTTAAATGTGCATCATATGTATTCTTTTAAAAACATTCTCGATAAAACTATGGAAGAACTTAATATTGATATTCGTCCAAACATAGGAAACTATAGCGGAGATGAACTTCAACTAATTACAGTAAATTTCCTCAAGAACAACATTCTTCTAGCCAAACCCATAGTAATGCTAGAATCAATTCATAGAGATTTCCACAAGTTTTGCGGAGGAACAGCTAAAGAAACCACCTATGCACAACTAAGAGAATTCAAGAAACAACTCTTATCAGCATAATGTCTACACATCAGTATACAATGAAAGGAGATACCAATGTCAGAACCAAAGAAAAGACCAGGTAGTAAAGCCAGACCTCCATTGAATACATCAGCGAAATCACCATTAGCTGGACTCGCAGTTAACCGTGTTGACCTATATGGGCTACAAGAGGTTGTCCGAAGATGTAGAGAAGAATATCATTGGGGTTCGATGAAGATCAAAAAATACATCGAAGATAACAACTTGCTTCCAGAAGGCAAAGATATAGCGAATATGAGTATCTATCGTTGGTACAAAAAGAACGTTGACCAACAAGAGGATGACACTACTACAGATTTTGCTGTTGACACTGCTGCTCAAGAGAGGTCAATGCTCAGGGCAATTAACGACAGTATTGATACGATAACTGAATGCCTTGATAACATTAGTGATACAAACAATGTAAAGGACATTAAAGACTTGGTGCTTGCTCAAGAAAAGTTAATAGCTCGTAAGCAATGTCTCAATGCCACTATAGGCACAACACAAGAAAAAATATACACATACGATAGATTTGCTGAGATCGTCAACACAATGCTTGACGTATCGAAATCATTCGGAATTGATTTATATGCAGCTATCAAAGCTAGAATCGAAGCTGACCCAATGTTAGCTGAGGGGTTCCGTAGAATTGAGTCCAGTAAGCAAAAATAGCCAACCCATACAACTACATTGGAAAACTACAAAACACGCTCAAAAGGTCACACAGAGAGCACAGGAGGAATAATGGAACACATTGAGAATGTTATAGCGTTCATGGATACACCTTATGATTTGCGTGACGAACAAATAAAGGATCGATGTATTGTCTATAGAGCTGACATGGTGCGTAGCGACACAATATCGATGAGAGTCATGGGTATTGGCAGTAAAATCTGTGGTATCTCATTTAAAGGGCAAAGACCAAGCAGAGTATTAATCAAGGAACCAACTATAAACACTCAGACAGAACTCAAGCAGTACATTAATTGGCTATCAAAAGAAGTATTGACATGCGCTAGTAATGACTGTGAATTCACCTATGGAACCAACTATACATCAACGAAATTCACCGGGCGTAAAGAGTTCAGTGAATGGCTATCTAGGGTGCGCCAATGCTAGTCTTATTAATCACCGACTCAAACTCTCATTTCTTCGACGATGCCAACGTTATACCAACAGATATTTTAATGCTTCGACGCTCTACCGATGACCTATCCAATGTATCCGACACTGACGGCAATGTTCCAGACAAAGTTATTATTGATGCTGAAGCAAATGTTGATTTCCAAAGATACGTTGATTTAGCAAAGACACTCAAAGATGACGCAGAAATAATCTATAGAATTTCTGGTGTAAATCGAATAGCAACAAGGAATTTGTTCATAGAAATGTTAGAAATAATTTTAGGGAAAAGAGGAATGTAAATAATGGCAGCGATATCAACAGCAACACCAATACAGATTAACGGGAGCATTACGGCTTCAACTGACACAGAAGCAACGATAACAGCAACAGAAATGCTCGTGGGTAGTGTTTACTATACATTCGTTATACCAAAGACATTCACAGTAGCAACCACAGACTACTCAACGACAGCACTAAGTCCATCCGAAGAAGCAGTCGCAGTAAAGCTAGCAACTGGCACAACGCTACAATCGAATTTAACACAGATTGAAAAATTGGCATCAACGAGTTTAGCACAGAAATTAGCATGATGGAAGACCAATACAGACCACCGAATGTAACGTTAGAATCTTATGATTGCGGTAGATTCAAGGTATTTATCGATGGTAAACATATGGAAACTGTACAGAAATTCAACATATCTGGTGGTATTGGTGAATGTTCATTAGTTAAACTTGAGTTTCTAGCGGATGTAAATATTAAATAAATCGTTGGAGGTACAATGATACCAAAAGGTACAATCATAAAATGTCCAGAGTGTGGCACTAAACTTTATAAGTACACCGCAGATATAACTGGTGATATGAATATGGTTATTGTACACATGCAATCAATGTTTTATTATGGTAAACAACCAAAGTTAGACATGAGTAGTTTAACAAGACAACATTGTTATAAGTGTGGTCATTCATTTGATATGCGTGATTTAGAAAGAGATGTTTACATGAAATTCAAGTACAACACGGAGGTACAATGAATAATCCAATTACAAACCTAAGACTAGCTGCTGAAAAGTTCAAATTGGACTATGATAAACAATCATTTTGCGAAGTCGAGCTTGAATGTTACAAAAAGGGCATCGAAATAGAAGATGACATAATCCCTACTATCGATTATATAAAAGAAATATGTAAGAAAACTGGGTATGAGCTATGGATTAAAAAGGGTGGACTTAAATTCTACAAAGCTATATCGAGACAGACCTTTGATTTACCATTTATGTTACTCGAAGAAGGCGATATTATAACCTTTGGTACTAGTACTGGTATTTCCTATAAGTATACTGTGTTTGCTACTAATTATGTTGATGGCAGACTTAAGGTGACTGTTGAATGAGCAAGGAAGAACAAGATCGTCACAAGCGGAAAACCATAAAGAAACCACGGAATATCAAGAAATACATCAAAGAAAAGCTCAATAAACTTGAGTACATGGAGGAAATCTATGGAAAACGATGAATTAATCGAGGTTATCGATGATCTACGTGAAGAAAATGAATACTTAAGAGATACATTGATTGTAGCATTGGTTAAACTGTCGAAATATCAGCAGGAAGAGATCGATGGCTATGATAAATACTTCGCTGGATTCGGCAATAGGTCTAACTAAGGTGTCTACTGATGTGTAGACAATGTAACTGGAGTAGCTACCAGTGAGGGCGTGGCGGTAGTCACAAATACTGTGATAGCGTGGATGGGGCAATTGCAGACTTTATTACAGACGCTGCATCGACACGGTGGCAGCGATGGTGTGCGGCGATTCGGGTTGGGGCTGTGCATATTCTAGTCTTAACCTTCATTGGTTGACATTGCCTGGGGTTACACCTGGGTTACATAGCGGGGTGGAAATCTGCGGATGACACTTTGGATACTCGGATGCGTCTGAGTATCCTTACGCTGATATGATTCGATAGTTCAATGGTAGAACAGCGGTCTCCAAAACCGTTAGATCAAGGTTCAAATCCTTGTCGGATCGCCAATGCTTCCTTAGTTTAACGGTAGAACGAGGATTTTGTAAATCTTTAGCGATAGTTCAACTCTATCAGGAAGCTCCAAAATAAAACTAAATATTAACTAAGATATAAACCGAGAGCACCAGTGAGAAATCGCTGGTGCTCTTATTAATCTAAGGAGGAAACAATGTTAAAGATTGAAAAACTTCAAGAAGCTTTAGAGGCAACAAGAGGTAGAGGTAATACGACACATTTGCTAAAGTCGGTTCAAGGAACCAATGTTGACTTGTTGGTTGATACTGAATGCACTAGAGAGATTTTAGGACATACAAATGTAGTCTCGTTTAAATCGTACAGTCCCGACAGAGCATTTGTGCTAGATAACAACGTTATACAAGATGCAATTAATGAAGCATTAGAACTAATCGCTAGATTAAGAAAATAGCTTGAGTATATACTCCGAGGGACTCATGAGAAATCATGGGTCTTTTTTGTATGCACTCAAGTGCAGAGCGTTGGGTTGATCCCCTGATGCTAGGGTGTTTGGTACGTCTCCGCTGAACACCCTAAAACAATTTTATGGAGACACAGAATAAAACGAATGGGGCGATGTTAAATGACAAAAGAATTACAAGTGTTTAAACAGCAGGAAGTTTTAGGAAAAATGTTCACAATTTATGGTGATGCAGAAAATCCATTATTCTTAGCTAAAGAGGTTGCTGAGTGGATTGATTATAACAAAGACAAAATCGGGCAAATGCTTAAGACTATTGACGAGGAAGAAAAAGAAACCTCACCGATATTTTATAGCGGTCAGGTTAGAGATATGTGGTTTATCAGTGAAGATGGTCTTTATGAAGTACTTATGCAATCACATAAACCAATCGCTAAACAATTTAAGAAACAAGTCAAATTTATCCTTAAGACCATCCGCAAAACTGGTCACTACGAAACACCAGAATACAAAATTATGATAGAAACCCAAAATGAACTTAAAGAAATGAAAACAATGTTAATTGAAAGTGGTGTCATAGGAGCTTATGTGAATCCAACCCACTTATTTTATAGACTCAATGTATCATACAAAATAACTACTAATGATAATAGTCACAGGGGTATCCACGAAGCCATCGGTAATTACTTTGGAGTTAACGTTCCATATAGTGATCAAATCCCAGTTACATTAAGAGACTACTTGATCGACAAAGTTGGTATCGAAGAAATTCGTAAGTTTATCGTAGGAATCCAATCGGGTAGAATTGTTAAATCTAAACGTGGTAACTATGTAAACCTCAATGGGTTCGGTAGTAATAACTATGAGTGGTCAAAAGTAGTTGATGAGTTTGATCACAAATGTGCTTACTGCGGAATATCTGAAGATAAAACTAAAATGATTCCAGAGCATATCGTTGCTCAATCAATAATGTCTGAGGAACATCCAGAATTATGCGACCTTGTTGGTTCTATCGTTCCAGCCTGTGGATGTTGCAATGGCTCCAAGAATACTTCTGATATGGAAACATGGTTCCGCAAGCAATCATTCTTCTCAGAGTATAGACTCCAGAAAATCCAAAGACACATCAAAAAATATGAACTTTAGAAGCCACCGAACAAACGGTGGTTATTTTTTATTTATAGGAGGATTCAATGACTTGTATCGTTGGCTTTATTGATAAAGGTAATGTTTATATCGGCGGAGATTCAGCGTCATCCAACCAATCAATCATAAGGACTCGCAAAGCACCAAAGGTATTTACTAATGGCGAATTTCTAATTGGCACAAGTGGTTCATTTCGTATGAGTGGCCTTATTAGATATTCATTCAATCCACCTAAATATATTGAAGCTGCACATGGAGATATCTGTAGATATATGTGTACAGCTTTTGTTGATTCGTTACGTAACTGCTTGACAAGCGGTGGATTCGCGAAGGTTTCATGCAATGAAGAGACTGGCGGATTTTTCTTAGTTGGATTCAAGGGAAAGTTGTTCACAGTCGAGGCTGATTACCAAGTTGAAGAATGTGTTGATCAATACACTTCTATTGGTTCTGGAGAATCATACGCCCTCGGTTCGCTCTTTAGCTCAACCAAAGAAACACCAAAAGAAAAGATAGAAGATGCATTAAAATGTGCTGAATACTTTAATCCATTCGTTAGAAGTCCATTCACAATACTGAAGATATAGGAGGTGAGAACCAATGGATGACATAGTACTACATGACTTATTCCTCGGTTCAGACGAAACAAGACCAGATGAAGATCAGCCACTCAAAGAACAATGTAGATATTCACTAAAACTATTCTGTGAAACCTATCTCAAACATTGGTTCTACGCTCCATGGTGTGGTTTTCACTTAGAAATTATCCAGATGCTCGAAGATTTAACCTTTGCTAAAACACGAAGAAAACAATACACAGCAGTGGCAAGTCCTAGAAAGCATGCCAAGACAACCATAGTGTCCAAGGCTTATTCATTATGGCTTATATGTTACAAACATGAGCCAAACATCGTACTTATCGCTGATACCATCGGTCAATCGTGTGAGTACTTAGATGACGTTAAGAATGAGATTGAATCCAATGATTTACTCATAGCTGACTTCGGTAATCTCATGGGTAAACTGTGGAGAAACAATCAGATCACAACGGCAAACGAAGTCACTATAACATGCAAAGGTACTGGCAGTAAAATTCGTGGGATGGCTAAGAGAGGTCGTCGTCCAGGTATTTTCATAATGGATGAATTGGAAAATGATGAGTTCGTAGAAAACGCCAATATCCGTAAGAAACTTCGCTCATGGCTCACTAAGGCTGTCATTCCATCATCCTGTGAAACTGGTAAGTTCTTCATTATCGGAACCATCATGCATGAAGATAGTCTTTTGAATAATCTTCTGAACAGCAAAGAGTTCTCTTATTGGAAGCGATATTTTTACCAAGCAGTCCAAGAGTTCAGCGAAAGTCCTCTGTGGGATGAATGGGTAGCCATCATGGAAAACGAGGAATCCAATGATTCCGAGGAACAAGCCTACCAGTTCTATAAGGATCACAGAGATGAGATGCTGAAGGGTGTTAAGGCTCTCTGGATGGACAACTATGATGATTACTACTATGACATGATGGTAATGAAGTGGTCTGACCCAGATGCATTCTCAAGTGAAGAAATGAATGTCGCGATATCACCAGAAAATCAAACGTTTACCGCAGAGTTGCTTGATAGTGTTACATTCGATGATATTCCATGCAAGATAACCGAGATAAAAATTGGTGTAGACCCTAGCCTTGGCAAGAGTAAGAAAAGCGATCTATCGTCAATCTGTGCTGTAGCCAGAGGTGAAAACGGCAAACTCTACGTTATTGACGTTGACGCCAAGCGCAGGAAGGTTGATATTCTCGTCGAGGATGTCTTTAGTATGGCTATGAAATACAATGATAAATTATCGAAAATCAATATTGAAGCCAACGGATTGCAACATTTGTTCTTAGAACAATTTGTGATGGCTAGTGAGAAAACTGGCGTTTACTTTGCATACGAAGGTATCAAAACAGATAGCAATAAGGAAATCAAGATTCAAGCATTGGCTCCTAAGATGAAGCAAGGCTCACTTAAGATACACCGTAGACTCAAGACATTACGCAATGAATTACTGGCGTTTCCAAAAGGCAAGACTGATGACATCATGGATTCTGTTTGTTTGGCTATTGATGGTGCGTTCACATCTTCTGGATTCTGCTTCACATCATTGCCAGGATCAAGAGAGTCTCATCGACACGTAGGTATCAATAATTTTCTTAATAGGAGGAGGTGATAAAACTGAAATGGTATCAAAAATTATTCTCAGCAAGACCTAGATCAATCCCTGCTCCAACAGCAGAAACATCCGAAGCAGACTCATGGGGACTTAATAAGTTGCTCCCACGCAGATATCGAACCTATGGGTTAAACAAGAATAAGCAAAGGCAATTACGACAGTTATCTCGTAGCGGTATCATAAGGCGTGGTATTGAGCGAATTAAGCGTGGCGTAAAGAACCTCGATTATGAGCTTGAAATCCAAGGTAAGATGAGTAACAAACAACAGGAACAATTAAGAGCAGCCATTGATACAGTTCTGCAATCACCAAATATAATCCATGATTATGATGCGTTTATCGACATGATACTTGAGGATTTGATAGTGCTTGATGCAGGAGTATTTAATGTAGTTAAGGGTGGCAATCCAATGCGACCTCTCTTTTTATACCCTGTTGACTCTATGACAATTGAGATACTACAACCGTATGACTTTACTAACCCCAATGGTGATCGATATGTACAACGAGCATCATGGGCTATCGACGAGAAAACGTTTAGTACAACCGATATGGCATATCTACAGATCAACCACTTTACTGATACACCGTATGGCTTAAGTCCAATTGAGAAACTATGGCGATATCTTAACTACTTTATGGATGCTCTTGATAATGCTTCTGATATCGCATCTGCTGATACACCAAAATTCATAGTCGGTCTTAAGAATGCCGAAGATGGAAAACTCAAGAAATTCCAAGAATACATGCTTAATGAAATCGAAGGAACTGGACACATACCGATAGTTGGCGGTGAGGTTGATAGTAAGCAAATAGGAGCTATCAATAGTGATTCATTATTCCTTGAATGGCAAAAGTTCTTACTGACACTCGTCGCTAAATGCTTTGACTTACCAGAGTCATTCTTTATTACTGCTGATGTTAATGACCGCAATAACTTATCTGAGGTTGAACAGCAGGTACTCATGGAAGCTGTTAAACCTTATGCAAAGGTTATTCAAAGGGCTATTAATGTAAACGTCATACAGGCTATGGGAATTTACAATGTTAAATTCAAGTTTAAATATGACGAAACAGAAACAGAGAAGAAAACCAAGGAAGACAGAATCAGTAACAAATATTTACGTGGTGTTATTACTCAGAATCAAGCATTGGTTGAACTTGGTTATCAATTGAGCACATCGAAATACGCTGATTTAACCATAACTGAAGCCAAGGCTAAAATCAATAAAGACTTTGCTGTAAACACTGGCGGATTTAACGGTCAAGGTTCAGCAAAAGACAATAGTAATCCAGAAACTAAGACGGGTTAAGGAGGTGATAACGATAGATAAACTACAGTTACAAATACAAGATTTAAGTTTTACAACAGACCAAAAGCATTGTAATGTTATGACTTGGACAGGCGCAGTAACAAAGGTTGGTGTTCCTAGCGATTACACGCCAGGTGGCGCAGAGACACCTGTGGTATGGGAAAGAGAAGCTGTAGAAGCTGCCAAGGATACAATGTTAGAAATGCCATTGAACTGCGAATATCCAGATGATGAATGGTTCAGTAATCCAGCACTGGCTTTTACACAGCATAACACCAGATTTGTCATTGGCTCTGTGCGAAAGACATGGATTGATGGTGAAAACTTTATGTGCTCAGGGATTATCTGGAAGGATAACTTTGCAGATGTCGCATGGATGATTCAAAATGCTAAAGATGCACTAGGATTTTCCGTAGAGCTTTATCCATTAGAGCACGAGGCACAAGCTGATGGTTATGACCATATTACCAAACTTGAATTTACAGGTTTGACTATATGTTGGAAAAACGTAGCTGCATTTTCCGATACATTCTTAACTCAATTAGCAGCATCAAGAAAAATCAAAAACGAAAAGGTGGATGATACAATGACTCCAGAAGAAATGAAAGCAATGTTAGAAGGTTTTACCCAAAGCATGACAGCAGAAATTGCTAAAGTACAATCCAGTGTTGAATCTAAGGTAGACGCATTGGAATCCAAAATTAAAGTACAGGAAGAAGCAGAGAAAGTCGAAGCTTCTAAAAAGGTCGAAGCCGATGCATTAGCTAAGGTAGAAGCTGAAAAAGAAGCATTGAAAGCGGAATTAGCTAAAGTTCAAGCATCAGTAATTCCAGCTCCAGCAGCAGTGCAAACAGCAGCATCTAAAGATAATACAGTGGATTATACTGGCGAGTTCGCTAAAATTAACCAAATGAATTGCAGTGTTTCAGAAAAAGTAAAACTTAGAGCTTCATTGGCACTTAAAGCAACAGCAATCTAATATCAATAATTTCTTATGGATCACCAATGGGTGGTCTTTTTTATTTACCCAAAAATGAGAGGATGATGAATTAATGAATAACAGTTTTTTATTTAATCAATACGCAGGGGAAACTTATAACAAGTATGTTAATGCAGTACAACAAAGAGCTACGGCTAGAAAAATGGCAGCAGCAGGTATCACGACTCCGACATTAAACGAAGGTCATAACATTCACTTAGCATTGTTTGAAGATACGATTTATGACTACTTAAACCGTGATCTTTCAATCTACAACTTGATCCCTTCTTATGAAGCTACTGGGCAACCTACATTGTGGTTTGAACAAACGAAACGTCCAGAAAATGAACAGTTTAGTTCTCCTACGAGCTTAACATATAAAGCTATCGATGCAGACTATGGTCGTGTTCCAAAATCAGCGATGATCAAATGTATTACCTCTAAATTTAATGTTCCATTCTTCAATACCTTGGTGGCTCGTCAACAAAACGCATTGCCAGACTTTGTTGCTAAGGATATTGAAGATTGGGCTTACAGCTTAAAACGCTTTATAAACACTAAATTATACTATGGCTCTGACACTGACTTGGCTACGCCAACTACTACAGAATACATGGGTATTATGAAGCAAATAACTAACATTGCTACAAAAGCTTATACTGATACCGCTACTCATATCACAGACATTCTTGAAACTGAAATTGCAGCTATGGATTCTGACATTGTTAACAACACTGGTTCTGGTAATGATTTAATCATTATGATGAATGGTATGACGATGGACAAATGGGTTAAACAGGAACGTGCGTTAAATTCTAACTTCCGTCCTGAAACTGCTGAAGTTCGTCCTGGTTTCAATATTCCAGCAATCAGAACAGCTAAAGGATTAATCCCAGTTATTACCGATAATTTCATCAATACCACTGCTGAAACTGGTTATACAAATCACCCAATTGTCGTATTGAACCGTCGCATGGTTGAACGTCGTTACATCGGTTCTCCAGACCCAATGGTATTTGATTGGAATATGGGGAATGACCAATTAACCACTGATAAACTTGCGGTATTATTCGACAACGTAATTGTTCGTGGTGGTTCATTTGCTCATGCGTTAGTTAATTATCAAGTAGCAACAGCATAATCTATGGGAGCTTAACGGCTCCCTTTTTTATTTTCAAGAAAGGGTGAGTAAATGGCTGGTAAAACTATGGCAATCAAAAAAGATACCAAAGAAAAAATAGAATCAGTAAAAGTAAAGTTAAACAAAAAGAAAATCGAAGCAAAACTTGGACATGCCCCAGCTTCTATATATGTCAATGGTAATAGACTAGTTGTACATGAGGATGAACGTAATGTTTCTGCTGAATTTGCAGAGTTATTAAAGAGTGAAGGATTGATCTAATGCCTAAATATCTACAGCTTTCAGAAGTTCCAACCTATTGTGAATACTTCGACGATATCACAGAAACAACAATAGACCATGCTGAGTCGCTTGTGGATTCCTACTTAGGTCAAGACCTTATGGAAGCTACGGATACTTGGGAAGGTAAACTCACAAGAAAAAACACAGGGAAGCTTGGACATACCAATGTTACTACAATATTGAGCGTTAAAGCTGTGTATAAGACACCTGTTGGATTCCAAGAATCACCAATTGATGTATCAAGTGTCTACTGTGACCATAATGGGTATTTTGAGTACACCCCGTTCATATCTGCGATGTCAATTAATGCTTTCTTAGGATATCCACTGTATCGTATGAAGATTGACTATAAGCATGGTTATTTAACAGCTCCTACTAATTTAAAACGTGCGGTTGCTATGATTGCTCAGAATATGAGTGAGAAGAAAACATTTGGTAATATCAAAAGCTATTCTAACCTTGAAGGACAAATGGCACTCTTTGATGAGTCGGTATTCACTAAAGATATTAGAATGTTGTTGGATTCATTATGATAGAACCATTAAATATGTTTAGGTCACAATGGCAGACTGCAAAAATCAAAGGTAAGGCTGATGAGCACATTGTGATCACAAGGTCTGAAAAAAGTAATTCTCAAACTAACTATAATTATATCCGTAAAGGTACTGTGAAACGAAAAACAGCTATTGTAAACGGTGATTTTATTACAGTTGATAATGATGATTACTTTGTAACTGGATCAATGCCCACACAGGTTAAATTGATAAAAACCAACTGTACTGTTGATATCTACAAAGTAACTGGTAGTAACGCTAGTGGATTTACAAAAGCATTGTTATCCACTAGCAACCCAAGCTTTCAAAGGACTGTTAGTGATAATATGAGGCTTTACGACGCTGGTTTACTACCACTGACAGTAAAGAAATTCATATTACCTGCGTTAGACATTACACTTACCAATAGGATTGTATTTAATGGTATCAATTATTCAATTAATGCAATTGACAATAGTAAATACGAGAATCTATTGGAAGTCCAAGTTGAACCAGATAAGAGAAACGCTAAATAGGAGTGATTTAGATTAAACCAAATAACTTCATCAATGAGTATCCTTGTACTTTCGTCGAAGAGCATAAGTTTCTTCAACAGAATGGATTTAAATATAACTTTGTCAAAGTAGTTGATGGAGTTACTACTTGGAAATATCCGAAGTCACGAGAAATATATCAAAAGTTACAAGAATTTTATTACAAATAACCACTTGAGAGAAATCTTGGGTGGTTATTTTTATGTTCAAAATAGGAGGGTTATAGAGTGATAGATATGGAGCAAATAGTTGAAACAAAATGGTCTTCTGGTAATAGATGGTTGTATGAAGAAAAAGGATACGTATTTACTAAAAAGAACGATACTTTATATGTTAAAGTAAAAGATTTATCATTAAATTCTCATATAAAGGTAAAATATACTTGTGATATGTGTGGTAAAGATTTACAAGGTTCTTATCAAATGTTTAATAGAAGTAAAGATAGTTTATGCTGTGCTTGCGCCACTAAAACAAAATCAGCAGATAAACGCAAGAAATCATTTGAAAAAGTAAAAGAAACTATAGAATCAAGAGGTTATCAGTTATTATCCACGGAAAATGATTATAAAAGAAATACGAGCAAATTATTATGCGTGTGTAAAGAACATGGTAATTTTATATCGACGTATAAATTAATATTCAAAGGGTGTGGATGTCAAACTTGCGGAGTAAAAAGAAGAAGTGGTGAGAATCATCCATTCTGGAATGGTGGAACAACTGCAATAGGACATTATCTCCGAGATATTATTGTTCCATGGACTCACCAACAACTACAACGTACTGGTTGTAAATGTGAATTGACTGGCAAATATGGCACTCTTAATGTTCATCACATGTATTCTTTTAGCAATATTATTAAAGATACTATGGAAGAATTACAACTTGATATTAGACCAAATATAAGCGACTACAGTGAAGACGAGCTTCAACTGATAGTCGTTAATTTTTTGAAAAATAACGAACTAAAAGCTAAACCAATTGTGATGCTTGAGTCAGTTCATAGGGACTTTCACAAGTTTTGTGGTGGCACATCTAAAGATACTTCATTCAAACAACTAGAAGAATTTAAGAAGATGTTTAAGGAGGTGGTTTAAATTTTTGAACCACAGATAGCTTTAATTCTCCATTCATGGAGCCGAGGAGTTGCAGCAACATTAGAAGCAAAATGGGGGAATTTGAGTGGCATCGACGGTACAGGTAAAGTTCTCGAAGATTCACCATTTGTTCAAAGCGGTAACATTGTTGAGTATATACGATGCGTTGGTGCTCGTGCGTGGATTGGAGAATATGGAGGTGGTTCGGAAGCTGATTTATTGAATCCTTATTTGGACGAATACGTTAATAATCCTAACTTCAACCATTACCGTAGTAAATCAGACATGACGGTTCGCGGTCGTGACGCTGGCGAGTATCTTGACCTTAACGGAGAAGCCCACGAATCTACAGGCAGAGCTGCTGGTAAGGACTTGGAATTAAAGCCAGTATATCAAGGAATGTCGATGCCACCGATGCACATTATCGAAGAAAATATCCAAGCATCACTCCCAGATTTGTATGCTAGGCTCAGCGTCGTAATCCCACAGCTCATAGCACAACAACTTGCCATCGATTTCACAGTAACCATATAGGAGGTGAGTTATGGATAACGCCTTCAGAGCACAAGAGAAAATGTTCCAATGTTTCCTCTCAGATGAACCACTATGTACACTGTTTGGTATCACAGATATCACTGATATGACATTGGTTGATGCGAAGGTACGACGTGTAGCAGCGGACACGACCGTGCTAGACCCTTCAAATACCGATGTGTTCCCATTTTTTGATTTTACGTTTCTGCCTATGTATGGAGCTACGAACAACTACCTAACTTATCGAAGTACTCTTGAGTTTAATATCTATGTGTCAGAGCTAGGACAAGCCCAAGATATCTATGAAACAATCAAGAGGATACTTGATGATAATTATGATGAAAGTGCAGTGATATACCAAGGTCAAGGCAGTAGTGGAATAAAAGATGTGTACAAATATACTTTCAGAATACACCTCTTGATTAGATCGTAAGGACACCATCGAGTGTCTATTTTTTATACCCAAAAACGAAAGGATGATGCATAAATGGCTTTTGATTTAAACAAAGAATTAGTGCTCCACAAAATTGGTAAAGGATACCTTAAAACAAAATCTGGTAATTTCAATGAAGTAACCTATGGACAAAAAATGACTTTCGATGTTAAAGCAACACTAGTCGATGTAGAGGGCGGTGATTCACTGTTTCCGATCTATACATTCATCTCGAAAAAAGAAGGAACAATCACGATTGACTCTGCAACATTCAGTTTATCGCAGTCTTCCATTGCAAACCAAGTGAATATCACAACAGCAAGCTTGAAGAAAATCAATAGATTACTATTATCAAGCACTGCAACAACCCTTGGAACTTACACTGGAGTTATTGATGTTAACTGTATTTCTCCATCTGGAGTTCCAATTACAGTTACAACCACAGGTATTGCTCCAGTAGATACAGCAGGTGTTGACGTAAGTGCGACTGGTGCTATTCTGTGGGGTTCCGCAGTGGTGGCTGGTGAATATAAATTCTGGTTTAAATCCGATGCTCCTAGCGAATCTGCTTCTATGGGAATGCTGAAAAATGCAATGCCAGAAGTTAGTGAATTCGTATGGACTATCGAAGGTGCAGAGTTAGATGGAGATATTTATCAAGTTGATATCTATGCAAACAGAGTGCGTGCTGATGGAGCATTTACTATTGATGTTGCTAAATCTACCGCTACGGTGCCCAAGCTCCAGCTCAAAGTGCTTGATCCTGGCGATGGCTCTGAGGATTTTGCGAAAATTGTATTGTCAAAAGTTAGTTAATTATAGGAGGGCTTCGGCTCTCCTTATTTTTATTTATAGGAGGTACTTATGGCTGATGTAATTGAAGACCCGTGTGTTTACATTGACAAGAACAATGATGAACATCAAATTTTTTGCATGTTGATTAATGACTTACCAGAGGTTAATCGTCTGATATCAAAGTTAAGATCGACAGAATTTACTTATTTAAATGTTCCACTTCCTAAAACGCATATAAGAGGTAAATTAAAAGGTTTACCTATGATAGATAAAGCTACCAATGAGCCAATTTTAGACTCTACAGCATGGGACGCATTAATGAAATTATTAGAAATGGCATTGCGTGAGTCTAAAGAGGAATTCGGTAATTGGGTTGATTTTAAAAATGCTATGGATATCATAGATGTTTTTCAGCAGATTTCTGAAATAAAAAAAAAAGTGACCCAACAGATGGTGATGGAAGCCTTGCAAAACTTTTCGCAGCAATGATAGAGAACACAAGCGAAACAAGAGAATCGCTTGGTAGATACACAATTCCACAGCTTGAAACAATGGTTGAAGCAATATCAGAAAACAACAAATCACCAGAAGATAAAACAACTGGCAAAGAAAGATTAGAAGACGAAGATGCTCTTAGATTCTTATTGAATAATCAAGGTCGTGTATAGGGAGGTGAGTCAATGGCAGATACAGAGAATCAAATAGTAAATCGCATCGTTGTTACAGGTTTAGATGAGAGTGGTCAGAAGATAAAAACTCTTCAGCAACAATTGAAAGAGCTTAAAGATGCCAAGGATAGAGCCTTCCAATCCGAAGATAGCCAATCGATGTTCAAAGGCGAAGCAAAAGGTCTTGATGAACTCGGCAAGCTTTACGAAGCTAAATACAGAGAGCTACAAGAGTTTCAATCAACACTAACTCAAGCAACTGACAAAAGAGCACAGCAAGAAATAGCTATAGCCAATAAAAAGGCACAAGCTGAAGTAAACTCTGCTGTTAAAGCTTCAGAAGAACTTGACAAAATACACAAAGAAACACTTAGGAAGCAAGCACAAGCCGACAAGCAATCTACTGATGATTTCCTTAAGTTAGGTAAGGAAACTATTAGGAAACAACAAGAGCAAATCGATGCTCAAACCAAGGAACAAATAAGACAAGTCACTGGAAATCCAGCGCAAGAAAAGAAAGAGCTTGCAAAGACTGATAGCGTATCTCATGCGAATAAGCAGAGTGATCTTAACGCAGCTTTTGCAATCCCTCCATCATATATGCAGCAAATGAGTTCATTAAACGATGCTTTTAGAAAGACCTTTACAGAATACAAAAGTGGAGCAATACAACTTGATGAATACGCAAGTAAATTAGCAGGATACAAAAAAGACGTTGCTGATATAAATAAATCACAAAAAGATTTTAATTCTGCTATTGGTAACACTAGTAATTCATTAGAAGCATTCTCACAAAGAGTTAAGAGTCATTTGACATGGATTGTTGCTGGCGGACTTATTGCCAGTGCTGTAGCTATTCCTGTAGAAGTTACTCAACAACTACGAGAAACTGAGTCATTAACAGCTAAAATTAAGCAAAACCTCGAATTAGCTCCAAAATATGAAGGTAATATGTCTGGATTGAATGATGATGTTAAACACCTCCAAGACGTTGCTGCTACATTTGCTATGGGTTATGGGGTTAACCTTAAAGACACAATGGAAATGATGCAAGTTTTATCTCGTCGTTTTAAATCTCCAGAAGAACTAACTTATTACACTAATCTAGCAATGACAATGTCAAAGCTTGACTTTGTTGCGCCTAAAAAAGCGGCAGAAGATCTTGAAGCAACAATATTATCTATGGGTTTAAACTTTGATCAATCAAAGAGATTCATAGACGAATTCTCTGTTGCTGTTCATGTGGCTCGTATTACTGGTACAGAGCTACTTACAGGATTGCAAAGGTCGGCTGCAACATTCCATAACATGAATTTTAATACAGCAGAAGCAATAGCAATGATTTCTACACTGACTACGGTAACGGCTAAAGCTGGTGCTAATGTTGGTGCATCATTGAATTCAATACTTATCAACATCGACTTTAAAAAGGCTGCCGATGCGCTTAAAGCCTACTCAATACAAGTTTATGATTCTAGCGGTCAGATGCGTGATGGCGTTGAAATTTGGAGAGATATTGCTAAAACATTCAATGGGTTAAATACACAAAAAGCCAATGAATTCGCCAACGCAATGAGCGGAGGTAAATTCAGAGCAAATGACCTTAGAGCACTCATTGGAAACTGGGAAACGTTTGAAAAAATTCTCACAGATATTAACGAAAAAGCGAGTCCAGAGTTAACAGCAAAATTACTCCAGACGGGTATGGCAACATTGGATACCAATATCACTCAATGTACTGCATCATTACAAGTATTTGGTATGACTATTGGTAACGCCACGCTTCCACAGTTAAAGGAAATGGTCAATGGGTTAACTCAAGGTGTTCAATGGTTGAATCAAAATAAAGAATCTGTATCAGAATGCGTGAAAGGATTAGGTGTATTTGTAGAGGCTTTGGTATTATATAGGGCACAGCAAATATTAGCTAGTGGAGCATTAGGTAGATTCATCGAAAATCTATTATTAGAAGCAAAGACAGCACCAACTTTTAATGCAGCCATGAGTGGCATGGGTGGTGCTGTGATGGGTTTTGCGACAACATTAGGATTAGCTGTGTTAAAAATGGGTGCTTTCTACGCTGCTGCACAATTACTCAACAAGGTTATCGAAGGTAAGAGTCAAGGTAAAAAAGAGGATGACTTCTTAGCATCTATCCAAAGTAAAGAAACACTGACAGTCGAAGAGCAAGAAGCTCTCGATGCCATTAATTCTCGTAATGAATATGCTAACCAAAATGCAACATACCAAGGTGAGAATTCACTAACTGGTAAATGGACACTATGGGCAGGATCAAGCGATAGTTTTTGGGACAAAGATGGAAAAAACTCTGTAGAAAAAGAAGATTACTGGAATAATCTAAACGACCAAGCTTCAAAAGCTGTAGATAAAGTGGTGACAAATAAGTCCCTTGATGATGTTAACAAAATGGTTGAAGAAGCTGCAAAGAAACTTCAGGAAAATCCGCCAGCATCACCAAGCCCATATCAAACAATAGAAGGTCAAGACCTTGGCGGCAACAAAGGTAAAGGCGCAAAGAATCCTCCATCGGATGTCTCAGATAAGCTAGAGCAGAAGGTTGACACTTACAACACCAAATCTACCTTAGATCAACAAAAGATCGCCACAGACAACTACAAGGCATCTGTAGACAATCTTACGGATTCAGAGAACCGTCTTGGTAAAACCTATGAATCACTAACACAACGCAGACAACTCATGATTGATCATATGGCAACCACACAGCAAACTATCGCCACACTCACAGCTCAAATGCAGGAAGACCTAGGTAAAGTCAATACACTCGCTGATGAAACTGGTGCTACAATCACAGTAAACGGTGGTGGTAATAGCCCAGAAGCTACAGCGTTCAGCTACTTGACAAACGCAGGATATAACCCAGAAATGGCAGCAGGTATCATTGGTAATCTTATGACCGAATCTGGACTTAACCCTAATGCACAAGCACAGGACGGTTCTGGATCATATGGTATAGGTCAATGGCTAGGCGATAGAAAACAAGGGTTGTTTGACTTTGCTAATACCAATGGTTCCGATGCTAGTGCCTTAGAAACACAGCTAGCTTACTTGGTTCAAGAAATGAAAACCACTGAGTCTGGCTCTATGGCTAAAGTCACTGGATCAACTCCAGAGGAATTCGCTTATGCTATATCTAAGTATTACGAACGTCCTGCATGGGCAGAAAACCCAGATAGACAACAGAATGCCAGAAGTGTATATCAACAGTATCTCGGTGGAGAATTACAAGGTTCTCCACAGCAAGTATCTATAGAGGGTCTCGGAGATACATTGGGTTCCGCAGGTATCAGCAAGGAAGTTTGGAAAGGTATGTCGGCAGAATCTAAGACAGCTTTCATTGAAGAACATAAGAAAGACGTTAAGGATGCTGGGTTACTCATTGGATACCTTAAAGCAATCTCTGATAAACAGAAGGATATTGCTAAACTCCAAAAAGAAATCGCTGATGGCAATAAGAAAGTTTATGAAGAAACTGTGAATGGTCTTGTGGCTGTTCAAGAATATCAAAACAAAATCAGTGAACTTCGTAAGCGTTCAGCCATTGCAGTATATGGCGTTGGTGTCACGGATGTTCAGAAAGATCAATCGATACTTGATGACTTAGTTGAGCAGAAAAAGAACTCTGATGAAATGCTTAGACAAGCCAAGAAGTTTGGTATAGATATCTTTAAAGACCCTAAGATAAATGAAGAACGTATCAAGAATCTTGAACTAGGGAACTCAATAGATTCGCAGAAGAATAAAGGCATCACAGATCAATATAAAGAAACTGCTGATGACATTGAGTATCGTAAGAAAATCAGCGAATACAATATTGGTTCTGATAATACTGTCGATCAAAACCAAAGTAAACGCATAGTAGATATTGATTCAGCCAGAGAAAAAGTTAAGGCTCTACAGGATGCTATTGATAGACTTAGGGTTCGCAATAATGGTGCTTTCGATACAAAAGAAATCAAGGATTATAACTTACAGCTCCTTGAGGCTAAAAAGACATATAAGGAATTAGCTGAAGCTCAGAATAAGCAGATCAGAGAAAGCCTTGAAGGCATTACAAACAGTGTTCTACTCCAAGGCGAGTCCCTTAAGAGCGTCTGGAAGAAGCTATGGAGCGACTTAGCGAATGAAGCGTTAAAAGCATTGTTCCATGTCCAAGACGGCACCCAGAGCACACTAGGGAAGTTACTAAGCTCATTCAGTGGAAGTAAAGCAACGAATTCTCAATCTGGTAACTTTGCAGGTTTATTAGGTAACACTGATTGGCTAGGAACAAACAAAAAATCTACCGCTTCCAGTAACACTGACTGGGGTGGTATGATAGGCAGTGTTTCAAAGCTATTTCATGCCAAAGGTGGCATTGTTGACACCCCTGCAATCGCTGGTGAAGATGGTGAGGAAGTCATAGTTCCCGTACAGAATCACACTGGAAACTCAGCGAATCTCATGCAGTACGCAGCGAATAAACTAGGAATGAAAAACTATGGAGTAACACCAGACTTCAAGAATGCTGACATTGCAACTAAAGCAGCGAATATCACAGTGAACAGCACAGCGCAAATGGCGAAGACCAATTCGATATTGGCTACTCAGAATACTATATTGACTACCATGTTGAATCAAATGGCGAACAATAGTGGTAACAATGGGACGGCTGTGGTAGTTGCTGGTGGTGGACAACAGAGTCCTACTATGGATGACTTTACGAATATGTATAGTAAAGCTATGGCGATGCGGAATATAAAATAAAAGAAAAATCGAAGGTGTCCTATAATGGATGCCTTCGATAATTGTTGTGTGTACAAATATTAAATTTAAAGGAATGTGATAAAAATGACTAAAGAACAAGCAATTGAAAGAACAGAATCCATCGGAATTGGCAGAGGTAAATACACAGAGGAAGCGATAGAGGAAATACGTGTGCGCTATGCTATGCGTGAATCTCATATTATCCAGTCGCTAAAAACTGCTATTTATGAAGCCGAAACCAAAGCCGAAAAAGATAAGGCAATCGAAGAACTTGCTAAATATCTTTAGAAATTAATTTTTGAATATCATCGTTAATTTTCTTATTGTTAGCATCGATTAAGTCGGCTAGCATCTGAGGAACAATAGTATCTATGTACCAAAGGAAGAATTGCTCAATATACTTTATTGATCCATTACCAAATTGTGCTATTAGTGAATTCCTTTCTTGGGTATATAACTGCTCATATTTGGTTCCATTTAGCTCATCCAGCTTTCCTAAAACTTCATCCCTCGTGAATCCAATAATCATTTGTAAAACCTCCTGCTATTTTTAGTATATTATGGTAGTTCGACAGGAGGTAAAGTTTTCCTGCAAATATTTACAAAAAAATAAACAAAAGAGAGCCTTAGTTGGCTCTCTTGATTTCTTTATGGCAATGCTTACAAATTGTTGCTTCTGACTGTATTAGCTCAGCACAGAAAGGACATTGTTTCTTTTTGCTTATCCATAATGAATGAATAAAAGCGACAGGGAATAAAATGAGCCCATACAATAGCCACTTGCGAAAATTTCTTCCTTTATAATCTGCAATAAGTGCAGATATAAGAGCAATTACCGCTGGAATTAAAAGATATGATGTAGATATATTGACCATGATGTTATCCTCCCTTTATCCTGGTTTGATATCGAATTCTTTCTTCAATATTACAGCAATCATATTACTGATTGTTCTTTGTTCATTTTTTGCTTTAATCTCTAATTCTTTATATAAATCTGTTGGTAATGTTATAGAAAACCTTTTACTGTTTTGTGAAATAGTCACTCGTCCTCACCTCTGTGTTTTAGTGTAACACCATTGTATCATAAATATTCACTCGTGTGTAAAAATATGATAAAAATATGATAAAAATATATTGACACAAATAATCCATAGTGTTATTATTGATTACAGGTGATGCACCTTAAATAACACATAGGAGGAACAAAAAATGGTAAGAGTAATTTTCAACGAACTAAACAATGGACAATCCGTGACAAGCAAGGAAATACTTCATGGACAAACAGTGGAGCTTCTCAAGCTAATCAAAGAGGTAGATGATGTTTATATTGAAGACAACCAATATAAATACAATGCTTCTTCATTAAAACTAGCGACTTACGCTAATGAGATTGATACACTGTCGGTCTACATGGAAGTACCAGAGGATGAACAATAAAAAATAAAGTGTTGACATTCGTATACAAATGAGTATACAATAAAGGCACAGGGACAACCTGAAATAAATTTAAAGGGAGACGAAAGAATGGACAAGGGTAAACTGGAGATTAAAAAGGTAAATTTTATGGGTGATGAACTGGTGGCAATTCGGGAGAATGACAGTGGAAAGATTTATGCTGGAGTAAGATGGTTATGTGATGGATTGGCATTAACTGAGAATCAGAGAATTCATCAAACTACTAAGATTCACGGGGATAGGGTGTTATCTAAAGGGGTAAGGAAAATCTTACTCCCTACTAAAGGTGGAGAGCAAGAGGTTGTATGTTTGGAGTTAAAGATGGTCACTCTTTGGTTGGCTAAAATTAACGCTAATGTTGTTAAAGATATTGAAACACAAGAAAAACTTGTTGAATATCAATTGCACGCGGCTGATGTCCTGGCAGACGAATTCTTACCGCATAATCTTATTCAACAAGCAACTAAAGATATTATAGCACAAATACCTAAATCTGTGTCAGAATTATTTAGAATGTTAGCAGATAAAACTGAAGAAAACGATGAACTCAAACCTAAAGCTCAAGCATTCGATAAATTCATTGAAGCAACCAATGTTCAAACATGGTTACAAGTAGCAAAAGTTTTAGGTACTGGCAGAACTCGTCTATGTAAATTACTAAGACAACAAGAAATACTTATGAGTGACAATGTTCCATATCAACAATACATTGATAGAGGATACTTTGTCACAAAGGAAATCACAGCATACGATGGAATTACAGCGTTCAACTATACACAAACATTAGTCACAGCGAAAGGCATTGATTTTATATTCAAGTTATTGAATGAAATCAATGTTATAGCAAAAGCAAACTAAGGTAATCATGTGGGAAAATCCCGCTCGACAATAATTTTATATTGGTAATCTAAGGGGTGAAATAATTTTCACTCCTTTTTCTATGTCCAAAAACGGAGGTGAACCATGGAAGATATATCAAAATACATCGGAATCCCGCATATATTCGCTGAATGGTCATTAGAAGGCTGTGATTGTGTTGGGTTAGTTCGAAGATTTTACGTTGATCATCATTGGAAGCCCGATTGTGATGATGGTGAATTTGCAGAGGATTGGTACATCACTGATCCACGGAAGATG